ATTGATAAGTTTGATACGAAAAAGTTTGGCGAGGATGCTGCTAAATCTTTTGACAATAGGTACTTAAAGTCTATTAACGAAGGTAATGTAGGGACTAGAGATAGTATACTTGAGAACCCTTTATTTGCAAGTGCTAAAGAGAATTATATAAAAGCAGCACTTCAGCCTACGTACGCAGCTCAAAGTATATTAGCTGATGGAAGTGGTGATTATGAGTACTCTGAGAATATAGAGGACAAAGGGAAGGAAGGTATTATAGTTCTTATACCTGACCCTAACAATCCTAATAGCGGTGTGCTAGTACCTGACTTAACAAAGGACCAAAAAGATGAGGCTTACGATATCCTTAATGAGCAGTTTATGGCTCGTTTAGGTTTTTCTGAGACTACAGAGAGTCAAGCAAAAAGAGATGCTTTAACTAAGGCTAATGAGTTAAAAGGACTTGAGATAGATTATAAGAAAGATACACTAGACAATAGAACTGAATTAGCAAATTTATCGGTTGATAAAATTGAGCAAGACATAAAGCAAGGTAAAGAAAAACACAATGCTGATATGAAGGCTGCTACGACTAAAGAGGAAAAGGCACAGGTCGAGGCTGTATACTATAAAGAGAATCTTAATCAAAGAAATTTACTTCTAGCAGTTCAGGTTAAAAACGCTAAAAAACCTAAGCAGTGGGAGGATGTCAAAGAAGAAAGTAAAGCAGTTATAAGAAACTCTGTAGCTAAGGTTGGTAACTTATTTAATATAGAGGAGGGTAGTGATGCTACTATAGATGACGCTATCAGTTTTGTTCGTAGTTTAGACTCAACGATAGAAGATATTATAAGGACTAAGGATGGTCTTACTATAATTAGATTAGATGGTGATGGCTTAGAGACTTCTAAGAAAATTAACGCTAATACTAAGAAAGGATTTATTGAAGCTGTAATGGGTGAGGTAGCTCAAGAGTACAATGTAGCTCAATACTTAGATGAATTAGATATAGATAATGACGCTGAGTATCAAGTTGATAAGGGTATAACTGAAACTAATGACGAAAAAATAATAATTCGTGACACCTTTATTAATGATTCTGTAACTGATGGTTTATTTATTAAACCACAGAGTAGAATAGGGAAGGATGAAGAGTCATCTCAAGATTATTTCAATAAAAACTTTGGACCTAACTCCGATTTTGCAAGCCTAGGATTGGAGTCATCTGTTTCACGTGACGGTACAATTAAAATAACTGTAGGAAAAGATGGCGTGGAAGATAGTGATGGCAATGAGATATCTCTTACTATAAGACCTCAAATGTTTACAGGTAACAAGGTTGACTCTAACAAGAAGGCAATGAAGGATTTTATTACTAGAGTTACAGACTTAAACCTAGAAGATTTTACAGGCAGCATATCTAATAAGCCTACACCAAGTAGCACTCCAAAGAAAAAAACACCTATTTCAATATAACAAGACTAGATTATGGACGAGATTAAAGCTCAAGAGTTATTTGATTTTTTCAATCAAGAGGGTTACGATTTAGGTGACTTAAATAATTTTATATCTGCATTAACTGATGACGTAAAGAGAGAGGAGTTATATTCTTTCTTTAATGAAGAGGGGTATGATATTGGTTCTCTAGAAAACTTTACATTAAAAAAAAAAGACGAATCCGTTTCCACTATTCAAGAGGACGTTACGGAATCCATTACACCAACAGAGCAGGAGGAACCTGTATTATTGGAGTCTTCTACTCAAGAAGTTGAGGAGCCTGTTGCAATAGACTTTACTCCTGAAGTTACTGAAGAGTCTGTTCCAACGGACTTTACACTAACAGAGCAGGAAGAGATTGAGTTTCAAAATTGGATGGCTACAGACCCAAATGTTGTAGCTTGGAGAGAAGAGTTTAAGCAAGCCTATAGTGAGGAACCTCAAATTGACAATTCAAACTACGACTATCGTGGTGCTTGGAAGGCAGGCATTATACCTCAAACTAATGAAGTTGATGGTATGTATCATTGGGGAAGTAAAGGCGAGGGTGGAGTAGATTTGAAATCAAAAGACCATCCTACTCGTTGGAAGTCTGATTATATGGAAGCTACAGGTATTAACCCTGACGATACCGGTATAACAAAAGAAGAAGCCTTAAGTGTTATCGAAGAGTCTGTTCCAACAGACTTTACTCCTGAAGTTATTGACTTCTCAAAAGGAACAGAGGATGTTGCGGGAGAGAAAGACACTTTGATTGAGAGAGTATTTGGTAAGAATGAAATCACAGATTTATTTGGTGACTTATATAGAGCGGGTGCAGCAGGTCAAGCACAGGGTGGTTCAGTAGATGAAGCACTTGAGTTGTTTGCTAAAGGCTCAGACGCTTCTCAAGAAGATATTGATGACTTCATTGCAGCACAGAAACGTATGCAGTCTATGGGTGAGTCAGATGAGATGCGTGACTTTCAGAAGATATACCAAGCTGATGGTGGAGGTTGGTTAGGATTCATTAAGGGTGTTATCGCAAACCCTACAGTTATACCACAATTATTTGTATCCTCAGTAAGTGCTATGGCTACACCGGCTACCTTGGCAGGTGCAGCAGGTGGTGCTGCGGCAGGTGCAGCAATCGCAGGTCCTGCAGGTGCTCTTATTGGTGCGATGGGAATGGCAGGTACTACACTTGAGACGGGTCTTACATACGCTGAGTTACTACAAGAGGAACTTGGCGGGAAGGAGATGACTGAAGAAAATATTAGAGAAATTTTAGGGAATCAAGAGAAGATGAACAACATCCGTTTTAAGGCTGTTGGACGTGGTCTTACTATTGGAGCTATTGACGCTATCTCAGGTGGGATAGCAACTAAAGTTGTTGGTAAGGTAGCAGGAATGACAGGTCGTAAACTTTTAGCAGGTGCGGCAGGTGGTGCAGTTGAAGCTGTTGGTGGTTCGCTTGGTGAGGTTGGTGGACGATTGGTTGCAGGTCAGGAGATGGATATTGCTGAGATTGGTTTTGAAGGTATCGCAGGTACAGCAACAGCACCACTAACGGTGGGTTATGGTTTATATAAAGCACCAAAATACTCCATCAATGGTACGGGTAAGGATGCTAGAGTTACAGGTCCTGATATGGCTAAATTTATTAGAGAGGCTTCACCTCAGGATTTAATTAAAGCTGAGGTCAATATTGTAAATGACAATGAGCTTCAGTCTATATACGATGAGAAGTATAAGGAAGCTATAGTTAGTGAAGATATAAAGAAAGTTAGTCCTGACATGAACAAGCCAACACTTGATGCGATAACAAAGCTACAGGTAGAGTTGGATAACTTAAAGTCAAACGAGACTCAGCCTGCAAAAGATAGAGCTAAGGTAATTAAAGAGGAGATAAAGAATCTCCAAGAGAATCCTATCACAGAAGGTGAGGCTAGAGAGACTGACATTACAGTTGATGGTGACGATGTTAGTACTACAACTAATGTAGTGACTGAAGAGTTTGCTGCTAAAAAATTAGCAGAGGAGGGTGTTATAAACCCAACACCTGAGCAGATATCAGAAAAACAACAACAAATTTTAAAAGAACAAGCCGATGCCATTCAAGAGCCAAGCACAGAGACGGTGGATGTACAAGAACAAGCCGGAGATAGCCAAACAGTGGGAGAGGGAGACTCCGAAGTCAGCGAACTTACCACAGAGACTACACAAGAAGTTCAAGAATCTGATGTCAGCCCGGAAGTCCAAGCTGAGGTAGATGCGATTGAAGCAGACGAGAGAATAGACTTGTCTGAGCTTGATGCAATCACTCCAACGGAAGAGGTTGTTGCAGAGGAATCTACTCCTAGGTTTAGATTAGATGGATTAGAAACTCAAGACCAAGAAACATCTGCTATTACTGAGGAGATGAATAAGATGGATAAGAATGAGATTGAGTTTAAAGCATCAGGAGCTTCTAGGGATTATGAAGTTAACCCAATAAAAGAAAGTAACTCGATTAAAAAGATTACTCAAAAAGCTCTAGACTTTATAGGTGTTAAGAGTGAGAACGATTTGCTTAAGCCTCTTGACTTCTTTGATGGTATACCAATGTTAACAGGTATGTCAGACATCCTCGCTTCCGGTACAGTTAAAGATGCTCAAGGAAACAATATGGATGTTGACGGGGGCATAATGTTTAATATACTAGGTAAGAATACAGAAGCCGCTTGGGCAGGTGTAAATGAAGATGGTGCTAAAACTCAATTTGACAACGCTGTAAGATTATATGAAGAAAACAAAGTGTTGTTTGATAAGCTATGGGATGACGGAAAATTACCTCAAGGTCACGTACCTATGGCTATAGCTAGAATGTCTGATAGTGCTATTAATTCTAATGAAGCTATATTCAGATATGTAAGCCCGGCAATAAAGTCTGCCCCAAAAAAGAATCAAGTAAAGGCTTTAGCTGATTTACAAGTTAGTTTAGATAAAGCTAAGACTTCTTCTCAAAAATCTACAGTAGGGAAGAAGAAAGTGGCTGCAGCTATTAAGCTACAAGAATTTATTAAGAAGAATAAGATTAAAACCCTAGGGCAGTTAGCTGATTTAGTTGTTAAACAAGCAAACCAAAGAGCTAAGGGTGATATGAATACCTTAACTCTTGATGATAGGAAGTTATTGTTTGAATCAATCATATATCCTCCGGGAGCTAAAAAAAATAATAGGGCTGTAATAAAATCTTTAGCTGAAGGAAACCCTAAGTTTAATGTAGACGCTTTCTTTGCTGATAATATATACAAAGCAATAGGAGAACCTTCAATGATTAAGGGAGCACACGGAGATATAGTTGCTGTTGTTGGTATTGACGTTACAGATAAAGGCGGTGTTACAAAAGTTTCTCACGATAACTATGGATTCGGACCTAAAGGTAAAGCGATAGCTTTAATCTCTAAACCAAAACACGGTATTGACGTATTCTCAACTTGGAAAGCTAAGGCTAGTAGAGTTTTTAAGAGAAATAAAAAAGGTGAGTTCCCTACTAAAGAAGCCACAGCACAGCAAGTTGGTGGGGCTTTCTTTAACGATAAGGTTTTTCAATCTGACCCTGCTAAAACGAAGCAATCAAACCTTGACATACTTATAGGTAAATTAAAGTTTGCATTCCCATCAGTTAATGTAGCAACAAGTCAGGTTGAGTTTGATGCTATACTAGACCAACCCGGTGTTAGAACTCAAGAATCTAATGGTAAAACTATCCTTGGTCTAACTAAGGATGGTAAGATATTTATAAACCCTGCATTTGATTCTTTAGCTACACCAATACACGAGTTCGGTCATATATGGACTGATTTCTTACGTTCAGATGCTTCAGGTAAAAAAGGTACAGCTCTTTTGGCTCGTGGTTTAAAATTAGTTGAAGGTACTGATGCCTTAAAAGCTGCGATTGAAAAGTATGGTGATACGAAGTTAGCTAGAGAAGAAGCCTTAGTAGAACTTATGGCTACTAAAGGTGAGACTATCACTAATGCTGCTCAGAAGTCTAAGTTTAAGGAGTGGATGAATGCTACCTTTAAATACATAAAACAAAACTTTACTACGTCTGATGAATTGTTTAAAGGCAATATAAAGGACATAGAGAATCTAACGCTTGATGAATTTATTAACACAGGTCTTGCTGACTTGTTTAGTGGTAAACCTTTAGATGCTAAATCTAAAACCAAATTCGATGCAAAGGCTGAGGCTCAAGCATCCAAGGCTAGGTTTGAGTTAGGAGACTCTTCTAATAAAAAAGCGGTAAAGTCTGCTGTAGAAAAACTACGTGGTCTTGGATACTCTGAGGTGGTTATAGGTGAGCTACTTAAACAAAAAGGTGTAGAATCAAACTTAATATCAGAGGTTTTAGCTACCAATAAAAAATCAGCACCTAAAGCTAAGGTTACCGAGGATTTAGTACCGGGTTCTAAGAAGGTTGAGAACGCTATTGATGATATTATAAAGAGAACTCAAGATAGAGCTAATAAGAAAAACAACAACAAAGGTCCTAAGAATATTACACCAAAGGTTAGTCAGGAAATTCTGCTTAAAAATGCTATAGAGTATTTAAAGTCTACACCTTTATATGAAAGAGCTTCAGACGTTGTTCGTGAGGAATTAGTTCGTGGTGTTCGTAAGAAACTTTCTCTAAAAGAAAAGTCCTCACCATCTAAAGCAACTCTTGACAGCAACTTCGGTAAGGAGATAACAACTACAGATAAGAAGCTATACGCTAAGAGATTAAAAGATTTGCAAGAAGGTGCTAAGACTGCACAGCAAGCTATACAAGAGTCTAGTAAGTTAATAACTGAGAATGTTAAGGCTCTAGTTAAGAAAGGCTCTATAACAAACGGTCAGGCACAGAGGATATTAAATAGGTTTGCGAAGGTAGATGTTCTAAACGAGGTGTCTATAGATAGCTTTATGGATTATATGGCTAACGTATACAATAAGTCTGAAGATAAATATAAGAAGACTTTAATATCTGAAATTCGTAAAAGAGTATCTAAGTCTGCAAAGAAAACTAAATCTGTAGATGCTGATAGTCAGCAGTTCTTTGAGGTTATGGAGGCTGTACTTAATAAAGTCCTTGCAACGATAGATGGTAAGCCTGTAAAGATTGATGCTGATGATATAAAGAAATCCTTATTCCCTGATATTGATACCATACTGCAAAAAGAATTTTCAGAGTTAACCAACAAAGAAAAGTCTCAGCTATATGCCTCAGAGATATTCGAGTCTGTAGATGGGCTCAGAGATATGAGTCTTGAGCAGGTTGAACAACTACTTGAAGATATTAAACGAGGTCAAGAAGGTGGTCGTATGGAGCTTAAGAAAAAACTTGATGCGTTCAGAGCTGAGGTTAAAGAGACTAAGAATCAAGCTGATAAGGACATTGAGGATGGTTACTCAGAGCTTTTTGAAGACGGTAAACCTAAGGATAAAAATCAACTAGACTCTGACAGAGATGATAGACGTATTGAGTTATTTGGTAAGGGGTTAGGTGAGGCTATAAATAAATACGCTAAGGAGTTTAGCTACACCAACGTAGGTAAAATGCTTCAAGCTATAGGTAATAACTTAAAGCACCTAGGTACTCTTACTAATGGTCTTGATAAGGTTGGTTCTTTCTTTACAGAAAACGTGTACAACGCTCTTAATAAGATGGAGAGTGTATATACTAAAGGTCTTCAGAATACTCGTACTAAGATGGATGAGATAGCTAAAACCATTGACGGTATAGATAGCTACAAGGACATTAAGAAAAAACTTGCCACAGGAGTTCATAAGATTACAGGATTAAAAACTTCTAAGGGCGGTGTGTTATCTAGCGATTCTTTCAATGCAGACCAACTTATGAGACTCTACGCTCTTAGTAAGAATAAGGTTCAACGTGATAAGCTACTCGCTCAGGGTCTTACTGATTCAAAGCTGAAAGAGATTGAATCTATCTTAGGTAAAGAGGTTGTTGAGTTTGTAGATAAGACAGTAGAGTATTTAAGTACCGAGTACTTCGAGAATACTAATGAGGTTTATTCTGATGTCAACAACGTAAACCTAGGGTATGTTGATAATTACTTTCCAACTCAAACTATTCAGACTAAAGTTAACGCTGACCTATTAGAGAACGGTGATTTTAGTGGTGTGTTTAATGCACAGACTGCTCCTGCCTTAAAAGAAAGGGTTGATTTAACGGGTGATGTAGACCTTAGAGGTTCAGATTTTACCTCTACTCTTCAAGACCACTTTGAAACTATCGAGAGGTATAAGGGTTACGCTAAGGGGGTTAAGAAGATGAATGCTATATTTAAGTTCAAATCTGTTAATACCTTATTGACTGAGACAGGTCTTGGTAAGGCTGTAAAGAATGCAATCAACTACGCTGTTAATCCTAACGGTGGTAAGGCTGCTATTCAGTCAAACCTTGTTGATAAGTTAATGACTAAGTACACAGGTTTTGCTCTAGCATTCAAGGCTGTTCAGATTCTTAAGCAGTCCACTTCTTTTGTAAATGCTTTTGAAGATTACTCGTACAGAGGTAAGGGTAAGTCAAAAGTACCGGGGCTTGACTTATTAATGTTTATGGTTGATGGAGCTAAAGTTATAGCGACTATGCCTTCACAAATAAAAAAGGCTTGGAATTTATCACCTATGTTTCAAGAGCGTCTACTTAAAGGACTAGAGGGTGATGTGTATGGTCTTGAGACAGGCTCAGTAACATATAAACCTGCGTCTCAATCTCAGAAAAGTAAAGCCTTTAGGATGTTAAAAGCTGCTGCAGGTAGCCCAACTGTTCTTGGTGATGTACTTGGTGTTATGGGGTATATGATTAACTTCAATAGAGATATTGCTAATGGTATGAGTGAAGCTGATGCTGTTGCAAAGTTTGAGGACTATAACACTACTCAGCAATCAAGAAGAAGTACAGATAAGATACCTCTACAAATGGATAGCAACTCCTTAGTTCGTGGTTTTACTATGTTCGGTAGTACTGTTTTTTTACAGATGAACAAGGTGATGCAGTCTACCACTAACATACTTAGGTCGGTAAGTCAGGGCGAGAAACCCTCAGCTAAAAGTGTTAGAGGTCTTGTATTAAACCTTGGAGTCGCAAATGTTATGTTCGCACTTGCGGCTAACATAGCTAAGTTTATTAAGGGCGAGGATGAGGATAGAGAGGAGGCTTTAGATAAGATGAAAGATGCAATGATGGGTCTTAATCTTATATATCAGATTCCTTACTTCGGTGCATCTGCTGAGGAAGCAGTCAATAAGATGAGAGGTAACAGTAGTAGACCAATAGATAGCGTAGTAAATCCGTTTAGTTCTGTGTCTCGAAAGTTTACTAAACTAGCTAAGCTATCAAAGGAAGATAAGGAAAATGGTGAATCTAAAGCAATAGGTAGTGCTGTAAGAACTCTAACCGAGATTGGTTTAGGTGTTCAGTTCGACCCGTTTATTGGACTTGCGAATGCTTTCCAAGGAGATTTTAGTGAGGAAAATATGTATGATGTACTTGGTGTAAGCTCATCTTATAGACCTAAAGGTACATCAGAAACTCAGATAAAGAAAGATAAGCTAGGTCAGTATAATAGTGAGACTGATATGAAGCGTTATGACAAAGCACTATGGCGTAAGACATTCGGTCCTGAATCTGAAGGATACTTAGATAGAGTTGCTGAGAAAAAAGCTAAGGCTATAGAACGAAAAGCTAAGCAAGCTGAAAAGGACGCTCTATATAATTACAAGAAGAAGAAGAAAAAAAGTAAGTCTACTAAGAGAGGTATAAGAAACAAAGGAAAATTTAGTGGTAGATAAAAAAAAGAGAGTCCGTTCACACGGACTCTCCAATAGAACTACACATGTCAACGTCAAGTTCAACTCATTTAGTACAATAGTCAGAGCAAATATACTAATACTTTTTATATATAGTAGTATATTGTATAAAGAATTATTGCATTTACAACGACTGCAAAGATAAACTCTTTGATGTCAGGTGTCTCAGAATCGTACATACTTAAATCCTTTTTGTTGGTTATAATAAATCATTAGCTCCTCGTCATTAACTGAGCTAGCCCTTGGCTTTCTACCGCCCCACCTAACATCGCCCTGTATTTCCGAAACCTTAGCGTAGATGATGCCATCCTCACACGCCCATATCATTACAGGATTCAACCTCTTATCGCATAGCCTGACTATCTTACTAGCCGAAACAGGTAGAGGATAAGCTTCTTTAAGGGGTCTTAACCTTCCTTTAACCTCAACATAAGCAATGAGTTCTTTGCTGCTATTAAACACTCTGTAATCGATATCGTTCGGTCCTAACTTCTTGAAGCTACCACCGAAAATATCAACAAACTTTTGTATAGCCTGCTCCTCTCTTATTAAGTCAGCTTTATTTTCAAACCTCATAGTGGTGCTCTGCGTGACATCGAGCACAAAGTACCTGACACTTTTTTATTTCTTTAATTATCCTCTTGATTGCTAACCCATCACAAACTCCCTCAGACACAGAGAACTCCTTGTTTTCATCTGTATGATGAAACTCTAGAGCTTTAACATTAAATGTCTTGTGTGTCTTCTTAGAGTACCCACACTTTAAGCACTCTAAGCTTTGTTTATAATCTTTAAACCAAGCCTTTATCTTATGCTTGTAGCTATGCTTAGTGGTATTGTAGCAAATCTTGCACACATTTCTGTAGTACTTCTTACCGTTCTTAACTCCGGCTGACCAATAATAATTTGGCGGTCTCTCTTCCTTACAGTCGGTGCAAACTTTAAGACTCATCCTCTAAGGAGCTTATTAAATTATCTAGCTTCTTAATCAATGCTCTAACCTCTGCCTTAGCCTCTTTACTTTCCTTGTCAGCTAAGTGTTCGTAGACCTTATTAGTAGAGTCGTGTATCTCATCCATCAACAGGTTTATATTCTTTAATCTTGATTGTTGATAGTATGTTAACGACATTTTACTTTGAGTCTATTGCGGTTAGAAAAGTTTTACCCATAGTTGGGTCTAATACCTTTATGTGTTTGTATATCTTTTTAGATAACGTCTTAACTAAGCTAACTTCTTTAGCTGTAGAGTCTGAACCTAGGTTGGTATACATCTTACAATCTATACGTAGTAGCTCATCTATTTTCTGCTTAGTGGTTAAAGAACTTACGCCCATTAACTCCTCTAAATTATCTTTACTATAGCCCATTGAAAAACCTATTTAACTTTAACTCTATTTCTTTTTCTGTTGCAGGTGTAACCTTTTGGTTTATTAACCTGTGCATAGACTCGTTCTTTTTATTGTACTCCTCTATTCTTTCAAGTTTAGATGTGAGATTTGCGTTGTGCGAATCTAATTCTTTTACCCTTAAATTCAAAATATTAACTTTACTTTCTAACTCTAACTTTTCCACATCAAAAATAGTAACGTCATCTTTATGGAATTGATAAAGTATTTTTTCGTGAAACTTTCTAAATCTATTATCAGTCTTCTCGTAAGCATCAAACAAATTATAGTAGTAGATTATTGTAGCGTGGCACTTACCCACAATCTTTCCAATTTTAGCGTACCCAAAACCTAAATCCCTAAGCATTACGCAGTATGAAATTCTAGCTGATACATACTCCCTCTTTCTGCTCTTTATTTTTAAGTCTAAACTGTAAACTGACTCAACGATAGATAATAGTCTATCGCTTTTCTCTAGTATTGTCTCTTCTCTAAATCCCGTCTTCATCTCTTTGTAGTGTTTCTTTTTTAATCATTAAATCTAAATACTCGTCTAGTGTTATCTCCTCAACATCTAAATAGATAGGGCTTTCGTAATGGGTCTCATTTATAAACTCTAGTATAAAGTAAACCTTATTATTATTCAGCCTACCCCCTAAATGCTGAGTGTAATCGTCTTGCTTAGGTAGAATGTCATCGTTAAATATTAACTGCTTGATTATATCGTCCTGCTCATCCTCGTAAAAGTCTGATAGGTAATCCATAAACGCAGCATCAAATCTAAGCGTCTTCTTCCCCTCTGTAGACTTCTGTTCTGAATCCATACCCTTCTAATTCTTTAAGTCTATACTCCTGTAACTTAGATACCACACCTGTAGGTCTCTTCACTTCACTGAATAGCACGTCAGCGTTTGGTTTAAAGGCAACCAAGTCAGGAATCCCATTCTTATTAGTCTTTACTAACTTCAAGACATAATAGCCCTCGGATTCTAACTGCTTGATTCTCTTTGATTGTATCTGTTGCTCTGTCATTCTATAAAGATAATAAATCTCTTTTAAAGTGTCTTAGTGTATAATCCTTCTTCTTTGTAACCGCCTTATATATCTCAGTCTCAATACCTCCCTTGGCAAATATCCAATAGACCTTGTTTTTAAGACGCTCTTTGGTTGTCATCCTATCCTTTGACTGCCAATAGCTTGTAGCACTGAAGTCAATGTTGTAGTAAACCAAACAGTCAGCGTGTCTCAGTGAGATGCCCTCACGTCCTGATACAATCTGAAGGGCTATATTCTTATTAGTCCGCTCGAACGGACTAAGCTCAGTTACTAACTCATCACCAAACACTTGCTTTAAGGCGTTCAACTCTTCCTTGAACTTATAGAAGATACCAATCTTCTTACCTTTGAAATGCTCCTTAATAAATTCAGCCTTAGAGTAGTCAAGTATCTTTGAGTTACCACTCTCAAACTTCACACTGCCTGAGTATATCTGATGTAACTTCATCATCAACTTTACCGGAGTGTCTGCTAACACAACCTCGTCTGAACCTTCAACAACTAAATCTTTCTTTAGCTTCTTGGCTAGGTTGTACGTGGTATCGAGCATCTTCACCTCAAGAACTTCTTCTGTGGTCTCAGTTACAAAACCGGCTTCCTTCTGAGTTAAGCTTATAGTGAATGGTTTAACCGCATCCAATATCTCTTGTCTACCTTTTGAGTAATCTCTAATCATTAGACCGTTTATCTTTCTCTCTCTTACATCTACAAACCTATCGCAGAACCTATAGAAGTTCTTAAAGTTAGCAAACGGGTTTCCCTTGATTCCATATATCTGATGGTACATCTGACTATAAGACTCAGGAGTTGGTGTCCCTGATAAGAGTATAACCTTTGCCTTAGTCTTTAATATTAAATCCCTTACAGCTTTTGACCTGTTATTTGGTTTAGGAAACGCTCCAAGACTATGAGCCTCGTCACATATAATTAAGTCCCACTTTAAGTTAGGAGCCTTGTGCATTGATTCGTAGTTGATTGTAAACAAAGTGAATCGAATAGGGCATAACTTGTCGTAGTCATCGCTAATTGACTGCACCGCTTTCTTTTTAGTTAGGAACAGAACATTCTGAGCCTCCATTTTCTCACATATACCAAGACTTGTTAAAGTCTTTCCCGTCCTAACTTCCATTGCTAGGTACACGAAGTTCTTGGTCTTCAGTATGTTTGTGGCTCTACCAATTATATCCGATTGGTATTCTCTCCACTGAACAGTTTCTACCATTCGTCTATGGCAAAGATTGGTGTCTTCTCTCCAACGTAAGCCTCTAATATATTGAACTGAAAGTACTCGCAAGCCTCTTCGTAATCCATACCATCATCTACAAGTATTTTGATGCACTTGCTTGTTGAGTATATCAATCGTCTTGTCTTATAATCAAATCCTATACAGGCAGAATCAAATCCATCAGCCTTTAGGAATGTTTCCTCTCTATAGTTGTAGACTAGGAAATCTAGTAGTGTTTCTTGTGTTTTCATTATTTTGTTTTAATTACCATAAATCTTCCTTGTACATCTCTACCAACATCAGGCTTAACACCTTCTTTAAACTTAGCGTACTCAACTAAGAACTTATAGAACGCTGCTTTTGATAAAGTGTTTCCGTTGCCTTTTGAGTATTGCGGATACTCCTCCATAAAGTCATAGTATAACTGCTGACAATTCAACTTAACATCTACCGGTAGATACGCTGAGCCCTCCACACCTTCTACAAGACCACACCATTCAATAAACTCGTGGTTAGTTGTTTGTGATAGTATCTTGGTCGGTCCGTTTGTGGACTCACTAAACTGTAACCCATTAAGTAAATACTCTTGAAGGCATCCAATCATATAGTTATCAAAACCACACCACTCGTCATCGCCCCAATCTCCGAACATTAACTTTCCGAACTCGTCTAAAGGAGTAAAGTCTTTGCTGTAGTACTGACATAGTTCTAGCTCCCATTTACGTCTAGCAAATGAATTACCCGAACCTTTAATCGCGTAGTTAGTTGTTATAGCAACCTTTGGAGATTTGCTGAACGGAATTTTAATAGCATCCTTATTCTTCTTCTCTAAAGTCAAACCTTCTGTAACTACACTGAACAATCTCTCGAAGTCAAAGTGTTTCTTAACGTCATCAAATACAAGTATCTGAGTGTCAGCCGATACAAGTTGGTACGCAAACGAACGCTCAAACGTGAATGACTTACCGTCAATCGTAACAACCTTCTTCATCTTAGATAGGGCATTCATAAATAAACCTTTACCCGTACCACCTTCAGGATTGTCTGATATAACCTCATCGTTTAGTATGATAGCAGGGCAGTAAGCTAAGTTCTTATGTGCGTGTAGCATAAACCCTATCGTACTCTCCATTGTAAGGACTCTTTTAGGGTCTCTACCACTTACGTTACTTATGAATGTCTTGTAATCACAATTACCTACATCACATATGTTAAAGTTCCTATCTATAACGTGGTCACTCCAAACGTAACCACCCAAGTCTAAGTAGTCAATTGCTTTAACACCATCCTTAGTTATCTGTACTGCACAATTCTTATAGTACAAGTAAGCTGAGTCTTTGGTATCTGATATGAAGTAGATGTCAATCGTAGATAGTAGTGTAAGGAATTCCTCTCTAAACAACCTAGTGTTATCTGCGAAGTAGTTATATATACTCAAATCCTCTAGAGAAATTAAGTGACCTAATATAAAGTCCTTTATCTCCTTCTCTGACGTGTGGTCTATGAGGTTGTTTGTGACCCTTACAAAGACGTAGTTCTTTCCTCCCTCCGGACAATACTTATAGAAGCCGTTATCCTCTAAGAACGTCTTAAAAAGGATGTGAACTATTTTAATAGCACCCTTATCGCTCTTTGTCCAAAACTGCTTAAGAGCATTCTCGTCTAAGACTTTGGTCATTACTGACTCGATAACTGCTCCGTCTAGATTCGAGTCCTCTAATTCTTGACGGATTTCTTTTTTTGTCGCACCTCTTCTGAACTGAGACTTGATGTTGTTAACTCTCTCCTCATCCTCGTAGTACTTACTCCCAAAGTTTTGAGTGTTCGCATAAGCAGAGTCAATTGTTCTCTCAATCTCATTCAAGTTAAAGCTTTCGTTTGCGTATCCGTTAAGAACGTAAGAAGATAAACTCTTATTAACCCCGTAGTCATTGAAAGCCATAGCTAGAATAAAAGCATTCTGATTTCTCTGACCCTCAGCCATTGGGTATTTCTTTGTCCACCACTTAACGAGTATCTCAACTATTTTATTCTCGTCTGTAATTGGTATCGTAGGAGCATCTCTGATTATTGAAATCTCCTTGTACTCTAAATCCTCTATCGTATCCCATAAAGAAGATGTCTCGTTAACGTAAACCAAAGGGTCATACGATTCGTAACAAACTCTTGATATATTCTTACAGGTCTTATCAAAGAACTCTGAGTTGAAGTGCTTCTCTAAAGAATTGAAGTAGTTTACGTGGTTGTCGGCATCTTGTGGTACTTTAACTAAAGCTTTTAAACCATTACCCGATGGCGATATAAACACAGAGTATATGTATCTGTTCTTACTCAACCTCTCTTTCTCTTCTAGCATATCCTTCATCTTAGGGTAGCCATCAAAGTCTAAGCATATTAAACCACTATGTTCTGTTAGTGATGTGTCGTTTCTTTTTGTGAATGTACCTGAGAAACATATTGCAGGAAGTAATTTCTTAAGTTCGTTTCGTTGTGGCTTATCTTTCTCTGACCGTATACTTTTTACTAAGTCTTTAGATGCCCCTTCCTTAATTCTTTGTAGTACTACACTGACTTCCCTGTAGAATGGAGTCGCAGTTTCCTTGATATTTTTAAATATCGTGACGTTTAATGTTGACATTGTGTTTGTTTTATGTTAAAAATTAAAAGGTAACACTTTGATTATCAATAGTAGTGTTAATAATGTTAACTTTATCCTTCAAATGTAGATAAAAAAAAATAATAAATAGTATAAAAATATATAATAGTATATAGGAAAATAAAATCGTCAGTTAACATTGGTAAAAAAAGTGGATAGACTTTTACGCCTATCCACTCTATAATCTAATTTGCGGGGGGAATTAGAAAGGTAAGTTCTCATCTTCTGCAGGTGCAGCAGGTGTAGAGAATTTCAAGTTACTTGCTTTTGGTTCAAAGGTATCAAGCTCCACGTATGGGTTACCACTTCTTCCTACTAACACGTTGAGGTTCACCCATCCACGCTTAGCCCCGTGTTCTTTTAAGAATGGTATAGCATCCTCAATTTTCACTGATACTCTCCCAACAACGAAGTCAGGTTGATTGTCTCTCGTTGAGAACGAGAATCCGTCTGCAAAGATTTTTTCTTTTGACATAATATAAATTTAATTCCCTTTTAAAAAAGGCTCATCGTAACTAGGGAAGCATCACGAATTGCCATCTGTGTGAGTCTGTTCGAACAGACTAATCAATGTACTCTTCAATGTAGAAATCTTCAATGCTTTTTTCAGCACTGTCTGAGAAGAAGTTATGGTAAACCTCTACTGCTTTCTCTACCTTACGCTCTCCTCTCTTAATGAAGTCCTCAGATGGTCTGAATATTCCAAGCTGATGCGTAGTCTTATCTATCACTAAGAATATAAGTGGCTTACCAAATAACTCTTGGTATATGTATGCCTGACTATCGTAGTTGTATAGACTAGCAGACCTCTTAAATTTCTTAATGTCTCCGGTAGTCTTTAAATCCATTAGGCATTCGTTACCTATGATGTCAGCCTTACCTTTCCACATCACGCCCTTAATCTCTCGTATGCTAGGTATTTCATATTGATTTCCTTCCTCAGTAATCATATCGAAGAAGTCCATATTAGACATCATTGAGGATACCCAAGACTTAATATCGTTAACCTCTTTATCTAGCAGACAGAACTCTAATTCGTTATCTACTACAAAGTCTTTATACGCTTTGGTATTCCTTGAGCCAATATCTAATGAAACAACCTCAGATGCCTTCTCAGGCTCTAGTATAAGTTGATGGAATAACCTTCCCTTAGCGAATACCGGATTGTCTGCACGTGGTACACGGAATTCTTTTATGTTTCCTAGCAACGCTTGTATGTCTGAGTTAGAGAGGTAGTTCTTACCTACCCCTCCGTAATACTCAGCATCGTCTCGTAGCTTCTCTAATACATCCTTCATACTACATAGCTTTTTCTATCTCCTTCTTTACAGAAGCCTTTATGCTGTACTTAGCACCTAAGTTTGATATGATTTTTGTAAGACCTAGACTCTTATTAGCTGTTATGTACTTCATAACCTTAGCCCAATTCTCATCACCAATCTCTAGCGCCATCATCTTAGGCGCTTTATCTACTATCTTAGTAGTTGTAGTTAACTCAGGCACATCCTCTCCCGTCCATAAAGACAATCCTAGACCGTGCATTGCAATAGCCTTAGCTGTTGAACGCTGAATGGTTTTATTGATGTCCATAGATGTTACGTTCTCTAAAGACACAGACTTGTTTCTAAAATCCATTACCGGTAAGTAATCAATATGCTCTAACTCGTCTACTATAATCCCAACCTTAACGTACGCAGTTGAACCATCAGTGAAGAAGTTTAATCCCGTATGCTCTGATTCGTACACCTTTCTTTGTGCGTTTGGATGCTCAGTCTTAAGCATATGCCAAGCATTTGCCCACGATAGGTAATCCATCTTTCCTTTACGCTCAACTTTATCCTTGATATGGAGCGATGCTAATTTACTGTAAGTGTTCTTGTTCATTGTTGATTTGATTTAATTTATTTTTAACTTTTGCGTAATTGTTTAGTATTACTTTTCTCCTTGTCTGCAACATCTCTAACGTAGTATTGATGCTCTCTTGTATATGCTCGTTAATTCTAATCTCAATTGAGTTAAGTTTTAGTCGGCAATTAGACAAATATAAGACATAAACTCCATATCTCCAACCTTTTTTGATGAATAATTCGTACTCATCTTTAGATATTTCTTTGTAGTAATCCCCTCCTTTAGAGGTGTTAAGTATCTCAACATCACCACTTTCTCTGTCTCGTGTAATCTTTATCGCAAGTACAATTCTAGCCTCAACTCCCCTACTATCTAAAACTCCTGAGTATTCGTCTAGCTTGGCTTCTTCAAATACTGATTCTAGTCCACGCATATCGATACTTTTTTAACAACAGATGCGTAGTCTTTATCGTTTGTAATAAGTTCGTTGACAGACCTTATACCGTACATAATTGAGGAGTGGTTTATTTTATACCCACGCAACCCCATATAGTATTGAATCTCAGTACCTCGCATTGGTCTGTTGTAGCAAAGGTAAAATAGTATGTGCCTAGCACTAACTAAATCTCTTCGTTTACCTTTACTGAATATTTCTTTTTGGTCTATTGAGAATAATCTTGATATCTCATCCGCATACTGATTAAATATTGCTTTCTTCATCGTCTTCTAGTGAAATCATTAATAATATAAGGTAACCTATCAAGTCGAAGACTGTATCCTCTGTCTTGTCTGATATACCTACGTTCTTTATCCTTGCTAACTTATCGTCTATCCTTGCACACAAAGAGTCGGAAGGTCTACCCTTACTGAATACATTCAGAGGCTCAAGAGCAGAACTCCCATACGCTTTGTTTTTACTAATTAACATCTCTTGTATCTTGTTAGTGTACTTTTTAATCTGATACTCTCTCGATTTATCGCTCATCTATTGTGTTCTTTACGTGGTTATACAACGTCATCTCAACGTGCTTAAAGTCTTTGTCTTTATGGTAGCCCCAAAAAAAGTCATCCTTTCCTATAAATTCAATACAGAAACCACCTACATACCTACAAACTGTCTTGGTATTTTCCTTCAGCTTTCTATGAGGATACCTATCTATAATATGCCTCTTAGGCATTATGTGTCCGGTATTAATAAACTGCTCGTAAGTTAGACTCTCTAGGTTATCTAGTATTTTCTGACACCTCTGTATGTGGTGTTTATCCGGAGTAGAGCAAAGTTTCTCTGCCCGAATATCGTTTACTATACTTTCTTTTAATCTACTTGTCATATGTTTTTAGTTTAAAGTAGATGTCCGCCTAAGCGGACATCCAATTAATGTCTTTGACTGTCTTTGTCGTTATGAATAGGTGAAGCATTAAAAACACCCACGTGGTCACGACTATTAACCATAAGCAGACAATCCTTCAGTCCCCAAGACATCGGAGAAACCAAGTTGACCACTAATAATTATGTAAATATAAGTTATAAATTAGTCATAGACTAATTATTTTAACTCTCTTTAGTATATTAACGGGTTCTTTACCTTGACTTATTTTAATTTTATCTACTGCAATAGCACATTCTCTTTCAGAAGCTAAATTAGCACGTCCTACTCCTGCGATGTTTACACGCCATTTAACTACGCCTTTAGTCATAACCCCTGATACTCCTTGATATTTACTTTTTACATACTCTTGTCTTGCTGCAGGCATCTTAGTCTTGTTTTAGATATTTGATTATTAAAGATAATTCAACATTAGTTATATTTCTACCACTACCTTCAGCTCTTCTTAGTAACTCCTCCAACTCCTCTATTACTCTTTGGTTGGCGTATGCCTCTATCTTTATCGTAATATCTCGTAAGTCCATCTTAGTCTTGTTTTAGTTATGAAGGAAAGGGGAGGAAAGCCCCCTTCCGACACTGACTTTTGCCTAACACCCCTGTTAGGACTTTTTACTATATGCCCAACTCACGCTTGGTACTCTCGTTTTCTATTGTAGTTCTACTTTAGTATATATATTGAATACCTCTTGATATTCTCCTATATCTGAGTGTATCCTATCATCCTCTCCAACACACACCAAGCATCTACCTTCTTTTGGGAAATTATCTAGAGGGATTTCTGATATAAAATCATTTACTGCTCTTACATCATTATAGTGACTATGCCATTTAAGATGTGGGCAATGATAGGTTACGTACCCTAAATAATTAGTTTTAGTAAAGTAATCTCCACCAAATAAATGGTGCTCTATTAATATAGCATCTAATTCTAACTCATCTGCCTTTGGTATTGCTATGTAAACTTCGCTTCTGTATCCCATAATTTTAGTTGTTTTGTTTTTTAATTATCTCCACTCTGTCTCTCTAACTCTTAGATTGATGGACTTGTGACCACCTTAGTGACATTAAAGAAAGAGTCCGTTCGAACGGACTCTGTTGTTTTATCTATAACTTATGTTGATGTCTTTGCCATCCTCTATTGTAATGACTCTATCCTTCATGTTTATAACCACCTTGCTAGAAGATTTAACGATACGCTCTCTTTGAATAACAGATGGACTAACTTTAGGCTCTTTAACCTCTATTGGGTTATCTATCTTTCTGCTTTCTTTCCAAAGCCTCTTGTAGCATCTAAGGTATATTGGGTTGTCTGATTTAATCATACTCTTTGGGATGTGGTGAGATATTTGAGGTAGCATTTTTCTACCTTTGTAGGTTACGAATATTGACTTTTTTCGTAACTCTGTTACCATAGCATTAACTACGTCATCCTTTGTAAAACTTCTTTCTTTACTCATAATTTCTAGTTGGTTTGGTTTTTAATAAATTCTACTACTGCACTATACAAAGACTTAATATCCCATATATTATCGCTATTAACCTCCGTAAGGAGTGAAATAATCTCATCAAGAGGTTTATTTAGTTTGCCTGATATTTTCATTACCACAGGCATAAGCCAATCCCAAGAGGTGTGATAATCTAACTCAACATCGGGAACCCAATCCCCACTATTATAAAGTGGTATGTAGTATGAGCCTTTATGCTCTTTCAACCCCATAAATTCTGCTATAAGTTTATTGTTCTTCATCGCTATTGTCTTTAGGTGTGTTAATAATTCCTACCTTGCCCGACTCTCCTTGCTCTTCCTCTTGTAAGTCACGCTCACGCTGAGCGTTTGTGATTGTTATCCCTTGCATAAGTCCTTCTTGCATTGAGATAAATAATTCTTTCATCTGTCCCATAATCTTAGTCTTGTTTTAGTTTGTCTTCCATTTCGTTAATTGCTCCTACACTTAGGAAATCGTATAGGAAGGTATCTATAGGAACCACACAATTAGTTACACTACACTCGTAGTCAACTGATGTGACCTCAAGTCCAAACTCATTGTTGGTGTAGTGAGCGACTACCTCGTAGCCCTCACCTTTCTTTATTGTCTTCTGCGCCATAATCTTGGTTTTAATAAGTCCGCTTGAACGGACATTGTTAGTTAATTAGTTATTGATTAGGCAAATATAAGTTATGAATTAGACATGACCTAATTTATTTTAACTTATTTTATTCCCCATCCCGGCAATCTCCACATATATCACAAAAGTGATGGTCTTCCTCAGTCATTGACTCTTCACACATCTCGCATTTAAACTCATCCCAATCTGAACTCATCGTCTCAAATAACTCGACAAAGTTTATCTCTCTAATATCAATCATATCAGACCATATACAAGTGCCTATAGTGTTCACTAGGTTCTCGTGATCTTCTTCGCATTGGTTTTTTTCTCTGTTGAAGTCGTCCTCGTTATTTATTTTGTCTCCATAGTAAACATTGAATAACCAAGTCGCTCTGTTTGTCCATCCTTTATACTTCATCGCTTATAATTTTAAAAAGTTCTTGATTACTTATCTGCACCCATACACCACTTCCGTTAAGCCTAAAGAAGTTACCCTCTTTATCTAGCTTAACTAAGTGACCATCTATTACTATCGCCTTACCCTTCATTGCTCTGTGGTATAAATAATTCTGTTAATACCTCTATCAACTCTTTGCACTTTTCCTTATTGCCTTTTATTCCAAAGTAAGCCTTAAGGTCTTTCAGTCTCCATTGTGCGTTTGGCTTCATTCCTAAACAAAACAAGCCTATATCCCTCTTGCTTATAATTAGGTTATATGTGGCTCTGTTTATTCCTCCACCTTCTTTCATCCAATTATCAAAGTCCTTTATAAACTGAGTGTCTGCGTCTATCTTGTAGTAACTCATTATATCAGACGTGTACATTGTGTCTTCTACATCATCACTAAATTGCACTTTTCTTTCTAAAATCGTGTTCATCTTCTTGGTTTTAATTATCAGACATCCGCTTAAGCGGACATCTAATAGGTTATTAGTTATTAATTAGTCAAATATACATTATAAATTAGACATAACCTAATTTATTTTGTTTTTATTCTGTACCTAAGGCTGAATCCGTGTTTGTGGTAAAAGAATACTGCCTTTAACTCATTTAAGAATGTGGTGTATTTTGACTCTGCTATAAATAACCCATCGTTAAACACCTCTCGCACTACCTTGTATCTAAAACTCCACCAATACTCATCATCTGTGCTTTTAGTAAACCTAAAGCCAATTATATGGGCAGACTCTCCACCATCGCCTTCTGCGTAAGAAGAACTATACAGAACCCCATCTGTTCCACTCCTATGATGACCACAATATGGCGCAGTCTCATATTCGTAATTCTTTAATACACCACGTTTTTTGTCTATGAGATAACACGCATCTATTACTAAGTTAATTACTCGCTTTTTCATAACTTTTAGTTTAACTCGTTTGCAATCAGTAAAATAATCGGTAAGTCCATTAGCGTAATTAGAAGTTTAATCTCTAGGCAATTGGACATTGTGTACACCATAATCGTTAGCGTAGTAGCTAAGATTGTGATGATTGTTAAAGTAAATTTGCTCATAATTTCTGCTTATTTAGTTAGTGTTTCATTGTAGTAATCAGCACAAGCCATCGTTAGCTTTAATGCTTTACCATCTGTGATGTCATACACCATCTTAAAGATGGTAGCTATCTGTAACGCACTGCTCATCCCCGAGTCAATGCATCTAGCGTATGTAATTCTGTGTTTTGTCGTAATCATAATGCTTTGTTTTAAATGGACATCCGCTTAAGCGGACATCCATTAGTTAATTTTATCCTTCGTAAGCAATCATGTCGAATGCTTGACTATATGCTTTAATACTACCATTTTTTGATTGTATACTCTCAATCTTTGCGTCTATTGATACCTTATTCCTATACGCAAATTCCATTATTTTCCTGCTATCTTCTGTTAAAGTTATGATAGTAGATATTAAATTATCCTCTAGAGATAACGCATTATATAATGTGGTTTTTTCCTCAGTAATAACATCCATTACTACTACAATTCTTTTAATTTCCATATCACTCAGTATTAAGTTAATTTCCCGTTTCAACCTTTTAGTCTCATCAGTACAAGCACTCACTTGTATACGGAATGGACATCCGCTTAAGCGGACATCCATCTTAGATTATTTTGATTCACTCTTACCTTTGGTTTCCACAATCGCATTTGGTTGCTTTAAAGCTATCTGAGATGATAACTTCGCTAACTCTTTTCTCAATCCACTTGGTATCTTTTCAATGTCTCCCTCTACAATTCCGCTTTCAGCTATTCTAATACTAACTCCTTTGCCATCTTCAAAATGCTCTCCTTTGATAGCAAAACTAACAATGTAGTTAGTCTTTTCTTCTGCTTCTGCTTCTGCTTCTGCTTCCTCTTCTGCTTCTGCTTCTGCTTCTGCTTCTGCTTCCTCTACACCATCATTAATCATCCAATCCTTTAAGGCCTTTAATGATTTGTTTGGGGTTTCATTGTTAGCTACCTTTTCTTCTCTATCAGCGATGAATGTTGCAAGTAATTCTTCTTTCTCAGTAAGTAAGTTACCCACTTGTCTATACAATGACCATTGGCTTCTTTTGAATCCAAACGTATCATTTCCAAACTTGTCCATCGTCATCTCAATCTCTGCATCTTTCATATGTTGCTTGGTTTCTGCTAACTTAAACCATTGTTCCGCTGAGCAGCAGATTCTTGATAACTCAATCTGCTTGTCAAACTTGTTAGACTCTAGCTTGTTAATCTGTCCCTTAATGGTATTAACTTTCTTGATGTTTACACCACTTTTTGCTGCTAATAATTCGTTGAATTTGTTCATAATCTTGGTTTTAGTTGTTATAAATTACTTCACTAATTGATTCGCATTCCTCTTTACACTTAGGGCAAATTTCCCAATTCTCTAAGTCGCTGTCCTCACACTCCTGCATGTGAACTTCTTCGTTTACATCTTTATTACAACAGCTACTTAGGTAAACTATTTCACCTTCGTTGTCGTAAGGCTCTTCTCCTGGATTAGATCCTGCGACTCCAGCGAATCCCATACCTTCTTCTTGGTATTCCATTTGTATAGTTAGGTTAGGAAAAAGCTCACAGATTTTTGCTAATAAAGGCATTGGTGGAGACCAAGCCGTAGAAAAGCCAACTCCAAAATAGTCGTCTTCTACTGAATTAGCATAACCGTCATAGGCGTTCCATTTGGTTCCCCAGTTAGCGTTAGACCAGCTGTACCAGTCTCCATGTCCGTACTTCTTCATATTGCTTAGGTATGTTTTACCTAACTCAATATCTTCAGGTGTAATGTTAGGGTAATCTCCTCCTGGACCCATGTTGGCTTCTCCGTTTAAAACTTCAACAGCGCGATTAACCCTAGAGCCTGCTATTATATCTAAGCTTTTAGGCATAGGTATAAAGTCGTTAAAGTCAAAATTGTAACTTTCTTGATCTTGCTCAGGGATAAATGATAAATGGTCGTAAAACTTTTTCATTTCTTTTACACTTCCGCTTACTTCTAAATGATTACTGCAATGATTTGGCATAATTTCTATTGTTTAGTTGGTTTATTGGTTTATTTTCCATTCGTCAAAGCCTAAAGGTATTTCTCCCTTATCTTCGTCTACACAATTCTCTACATAAAAAGAATAGTGTTCATACAATTCCATTTCAGGAAACTCATCTTTTTCTTTCATAATCTTGGTTTAATTGTTATCTCACTCTGCATCCCTTTTTGGTTGTGGGCTTGTGACCACCTTGGCTGCATTACGATATCCTCTCACATTATGTCTCTCACCCTAATCAGCAGAAACCCTAGGAAATAAAGGGATATTCTTGTCTTCCTTCCCATCTCGTGGGGCTTTTAGAGGACAATCATCTGATAATCAGTTAGTTAGTAAGAAAAGAACGAGCAATACTTCCCATTGCTGAAGCAAAGATAGACGATTAATCCGTAGTACAAAACTAATTCATAACTAATTTGCATATTAATGTAAAGTTTATTTTGACGTTTAGACATTCACTCTCTCAATATCTGACTAGCAAAGGGATTGCGGGAGGAATAGGTTTAGGGATTATTTATGGGTAAATTGTGTAGGGCAGTTATAACGTCATACCTCTGTATGCCTTTGTTTTGCTAGGATGTCAAAAATAGCGTTTCCTGGAAGCGCTTAAAATGAATGCATATGCCTTAGCTAAGGCTATCCGCTTGAGCGGACATTGTATATAGTGGAACACAATCACTAACTAGATACCTATGTAGATTGCTAGATGAATTAAGATGTGATGAGCAGATGAATGTAGGTAGGTATATGTGTACGCGCAACTGAAGGGTGGTACATGCACGTATCTAAATAGCCAAAAAAATAGATATGAAAATATGAAAAGGCAACCCCCACCCCCAAGAAAAAAATCGGTTTCTGTCGAGGGCTAAGCTGCCTCACATGACATATAACCTCCCACCTCTATGTATCTAATAATTTTTGTATCTTTACCCAATGTACGAGATAGAATTACAGAATAGAATACGTGTAGGATTTGTTTTAGGTTTCTCTGTATTCCCTTTAGACGAGGAGTTTGACTACACTGAGTACATAATTTATTTAGGATTAATTAGTTTACACATAAAAACAAAGTGATATGGATTTCAGCGGATTAAAAGTAAAAGACGGCAGGTTAATTAATGACCGTCCGGTAGGCAAAAGTGGTTTAGAGGAAGCTGCAGAGATACGCCAAATGATGAAGCGTAACGAGAAGACCAATATAATAGCAGACGGTATTGAAAGAGCTGAGATGCGAAAAGATATGAAGGATTATTTTAATAGATAAGTCATTGTGTTTGATGGTTGAGTTGAAGTAGTAGTGTTCTTCAGTTCGGGAAGAGGGTTAATTCCCTCTTTTTTTTATTTAACTCGACATTTAATGTTAACTTTATGTTGACTTTATGTTGAAATAAATATATTAACTATTTGATTATTAATTACTTTGACAACAATGTTAACTTTAACTTTAGTTTGAAGTGAAATAAATATATAAAGAGAGAGTAAAAATATATATATATATAGAGAGCGTCAGAATCTTGACAACCAACATTGTGTTATAATTAAATATAAAATACTATATTTGCATCAAATCAAATCAAATACAAAATGAATCAATCAGGTTACACTCCTAAAGAATTGCATTTCTCTCAAGAAGGTAGAGTAAAATTATTCAAAGGTCTAGAGAAGATTACAAATGCAGTAAAGAGCACCCTTGGTCCTCAAGGTCATACAGTGCTTATCGAATCAGAAGAACATTTATCGGGAATGACGGTTACTAAGGATGGAGTCACGGTGGCTAAATCTATTAGCTTGCTTGACCCTGTGGAGAATCTTGCAGTCAGAATTGTAAAAGAGGCAGCGGAGAAGACTGCATTGTCTGCCGGTGATGGTACGACAACGGCTATCGTGTTATCTAACGCCTTAGTACGAAATGGAGACGAGATGATTACTGATAAGCATAATAAGACAGCGGTCCTTAGAGAGCTTGTAAAGGGTACTGACGAGGTTGTTAAGAGTCTTAAGAAGATGAGCAAACCTGTTACAGATAAAACTCTAGTAAGTGTAGCTACTATATCAGCGAACAACGACTCAAGTATTGGTAACATAATAGCTAACGTGTATAAAGAGGTTGGCGTTAATGGTATCGTTACAGTTGAGCGTTCACAAACATCCGACACACACTTTGAGACTACAATGGGTATTAAGGTAGACAGAGGATACTCATCTAACTTGTTTATTAACAACCACAAGAAGGACGAGTGTATCTTTGACGGTGCTAGTGTTTTAGTTAGTGACGCTGAGATAACTAACATACTACAGATTGAGAATGTATTGAAGCCAATCATCCAAGAGGGTGGTAAGCTATTGATTATTGCGCCTTGCTCGACAAACGTGATTAACACCTTATCGGCAAACGTGATGAAGAACGGCTTGAAGATATGTTGTATACAGCCGCCTAACTTTGGTTACAAGCAGCACGAGCTAATGAACGACATTGCTTTATCGGTTGGGGCTACTTACTTTAGTGAGAAGACGGGCGATGACTTGAGCTTAATAATGCCAAGTGACTTGGGTAAAGCTAACAAGGTTATAGTTGGTCGTGCTTCAACGATTATATTAAAGGACGATGACGTTGTTTCTCAAGAGGATATAGACGAGAGAGTTGAGCAATTGCACGGAGCGCACGCTGCTTCAAGCACAAAGACTGAGCGTGAGTTTATCCTATCAAGGGTAGCATCACTTACCGGTGGTGTTGGTGTTATATACGTTGGTGGAAATACTGACCTAGAGCACAAGGAGTTGTTTGACAGGGTTGATGACGCTGTATGTGCGGTACGTTCAGCTACACTTGAGGGTATACTACCCGGTGGTGGATTGGCGCTTGAGAACATAGCGAGGTTTATGACGATAAGTGAAAGTTGGTCTGATGAGAAGAAGACTGCTTATAACATACTTAGAGAGTCTTTACTCTCGCCGATTAAAACTATACTATCAAACGCAGGCTTGATGTATGATGACTTGTATAGCGATGACACGCCAAGAGGTTTTGGTTATGACGTAAAGAATGATAAGAGAGGTAAGCTGATGTCAATGGGTGTTATTGACCCGATGAAGGTTACAAAGAACGCACTTCAAAATGCTGTGTCAGTAGCTGTCACGCTTCTTAGCACTAATGCGATTGTAACGATGGCACGTAGCTACGAGACAAAGTAACTAAAACAAGGAAAACTATTATGGTTGTAAACGTGGTAATAATGGTGATAACAATGTTAGCTTTAATAGTTATCATTAGTGCTTTCCAAGTAAGAGACAAGTAATGGCTAATAAGGAAAAGAGGACACCTAGGGGAGAGGTAAAGTTTAATATAACTTTATCAGACGAGCAAAAAAGAGCAAAGGAGAACATACTAAACCACGCCTTCAGTTTTATAGTCGGCAAAGCAGGCTCAGGTAAGACTCTTTTAGCCGTACAGGTGGCTCTCGATATGTTCTTCAAGCGAGAGTACGACAGGGTAATTATTACTCGTCCTACTGTCGCTACGGAGGACAATGGTTTCCTGCCCGGAGATGAGAAGGAGAAGCTAGAGCCTTGGCTTATTCCTATTATGTCCAATATGCGTAAGGTGTACAACAAGCCTGAGAAGATTCAGAAGATGGTTGAGAACGAGGAGATTGAGTTGGTATCCCTAGCTCACTTCCGTGGACGAACTTTTGACAACGCTGTTGTTATAATAGATGAGTTTCAAAACTTAACCAAGCCTCAATTACGTATGGCGTTGGGTAGACTAGGTAAAAACTCGATGATGATTTTTTGTGGAGATAACCAACAGATTGACTTGTCCTCATCGCTAAACTCTGCGATTGATGACGTTCACAAGATTAAGGATAGCAATCACGTGTTTAAGGTAATCCTAGAGGATAACCACAGACACAAAGCAATAGATGACGTACTAAAACTTTTAACAGGATACTAGATGAAACCAATAGGAAAATACATAGCAATCAAAGAAATTAAGGAAGAGGTCAAGACTAAGTCAGGGCTACTTTTATCAGGTGATGATGTCGATGGTATAAGATACAAGAAAGCCATAGTTGCTGAGCCCGGAACATCGGTTGAGGTAATCAGCAAGAGTGACACAATATATTACGATAGCCGTGCGGGTTACTCTATGTTCATTGAGAATGAGCAGTTTACGATTATTCAGGAGCACGATGTCGTTGTTGTCGTATAAATGCGTTCATCTCTATAATAAAATTTCGATACACCTTATCGGTGTACTTTACATTCTTGGCAAACATAGGGTTGCCTGACAAGCTAGTGGGGATTTCTTCCCCGCTTAGTTTTTTATATATAGAGAGAATAAGTCTCTTACTCTTATAGGATAGTATGTAAAGCGTTTTAGTGGGACCGCACCTTTTTCTGAACACCTGTATCCACCCATCCCTTAACAACCTCTTAAACCTATGCTTATCCCAACTAAGCAATTCATTGAACTCGTCAAATTTTTCTTGACCAAAATGCCCTTCTGAGTTTAGGAACATTAAAACATCTAGCTCACCTTGGCTTAGGTTGTACTTTGCTTTTACGAAGTAGCGTATAACTCTCCAATACTTTAGGTAGTCCTCATTCATTAGATTAAATTTTGTAGATTTGTAGTAACAAAAGTAGCACAAAATAATTTACTATCTTTGTAGAAACAAAACAATATTATGAAAAAGCAAGGTTACAATTCCCGATTAGATGAATCTATGGGAGCAAGAAATGGCAACAAGAGTCAGTCAATGAAATCTAGAAGAGATGAGTCGAAGGCTATGTCTAAGAAAGATTCAGGTCACTCTTATGGTGGAGACAAGTCTATGTCATACGAGCATAAGTGTATTAAGGACGGTAAAGTAGGTCCTCACTTAACTTCAATCATTCGTAAGTAATGGCTGCTAGTGGGCGTACAAAAAAGTTCCCTCAGATTAAAGAGAAGAACGAAGGCAAGTTTACGTCTTGGGCTAAGAACAATGGCTTTAAGAGTACTTGTAGTGCGGCTAGTTCAGTTATGAAGAATACAGGAAAATACACTGAGCGTGTAGTCAAGATGGCTAACTACGCTAAAAACTTTGGATGTAAAAAATAATACTATGCACAAAAGAGATTTAAGTAAACCATTAGCATCTACGTTTGGAGACCCACCTAAGAAAAAGAAATCATTTGGGGTCCTTAAGTCTGATGGTAACAAGCCTAAGAAGTCGGGTCCAAAGATGGAGCCGGGTAAAAAACCCTTTACTAAAAATGGTATTACCTATACTTGGGATAGAAAGAACTCTGTCTACAGAGGAGATTTAAAAGCTAGATAGATGGAATCAAAAGGATTAGGAGACACTGTAGAGAAATTTACTAAGGCTACAGGAATAAAGGCTGTCGTTGATAAGGTGGCTAAGGCTGCCGGCAAGGATTGCGGGTGTGGTCAAAGAAAGGATACGTTAAACAGGGTTTTCCCATACAATAAAGACAAGAAATAATGGCATATCAAAAACTACAAGCGGGTAGAGCATTAGCGGTAATCCCAAGCGATACAGTTAATATACCTAACATAGCGGCTGTGTCTGCATCAGGTACAACAACAGCAGGTACGACAGATAAATTAACTGACACAGGTGGTGACTTTATAAATAAAAGAGTTGCTATAGGTGATATTATATATGCGGGTACGGTTGTAGCAACAGTAACTGCTATTGATAGTTCTACTATACTTAGTACGTCAGCAACTATACCAATTAATACAGCGTATACTATCTACTCACAGGCAAATAACCCTCAGAATGGATGTGTATTATACTGTGGTGGTGAAGGAACGATAAGCGTTGTTACAGTGGGTGGTGATACGGTTGAATTTGTAGGAGTTCCTGCAGGATTATTTATCCCTGTTCAAGTTCTTAAAGTAAATGCAAGTGTCGTTACGGGAACGATAGCGACTAACATTGTAGCCCTTTGGTAAAATATGCAAATATCTATAGCAAATGCAATTCTAGTAGCACGTCTAGTAGGTAGGTCTATTGTAAGACTAGGTTTAAAAATGTGGTTAGATTTTAAGAAGTCTAACATTTTAGGGTGTGAGTTGGTGATTAACGGTAACTTCGCTACTGATACAGATTGGACTAAGCAAGCAGGTTGGACTATTTCAGGTGGCGTGGCTAGTGTTGATACGTCTGTAGCAGGAACGACTAACTTGACAAGCACAAACTTATCTTTAACTATTGGGAATAGATACGATGTTGAGTATTACGTAGATAGTGCTTCAGGGAGTGGTCTAAGGGCTACTGTTGGAGGTGTTAACCTTAGTAATTTTTCGGTAGCAACAGGTAATATAATAAAAACTATTACAGCTGTATCTACTGATGGATTTTTGTTAGTAGCTTCAAATTCAGGTGGAACAACTTTAGCTCAAATTTCAAACGTATCAGTAAAAGAGGTAGCTCAATTTATTCCTGACAAATCAAATAACTGTAACGAAGCTAAGTTGTTTTCAGGTAAGGCTCTTGATTTTAATGGGTCAACTGATTATGTAAGTGTAAATAGTTTTGCAGGTGCATTAAGTACAGGCGATGCTTTTACCTTTGCTATATGGTTTAATTCTGATAAGACTCCTGCAACTGACTTTTTTAGAAATATTTTAATAAGCTCAGGTGGTCCCGCACAATTTACAAATATTTTTAAAATTGGGGTAAATCCACAAACAAGTGGAGCCAATGTAGGTGGTATATATTTTGATGATTCACAAAGCTTATATAATAGCACTATACCTTTAAGTGGTGGTGTTAATTACAACGATGGCGAATGGCACAGACTTGTAGTTGCAAGAGTAGCAGGAAGTGGCAATCAAGATTTAACATTTTATGTTGATGGTAGTTCTATTGGTACTCTTGTAGCTAAATGCAATCCTCTTTGGGATAATGTTGCTTTATTTGATTTCGGACAAGAGTGGGATGGTGGAGGAACTTCAGACCATTTTGAAGGTAAGATGTCAAATATTCAAGTTTATGATTATGAGTGGACGGTCAATGATGTTGCATATGATTACGCAAACCCACAAAACTTAGTAACTGATAGAGATGGTACATCGATTGCTTTATCTAATTTAAAAGGCTATTGGGCTTTAACAGAGGGGCAAGGTGATTACGCTTATAATAGTGCAGTTGGATTAGGCTCTGAGTTAGTGGAAAATGGTGATTTTACATCGGGTTTTGCACGTTGGACTCATGGTTCGGATTGGAGTATAGTTAGCGATGCAGCTTTTTTAGATAATTCAAATTCACCCGCAAATTCAACACTAACTTCGGATGCATCTTTAACGAGTACCTTAATTTATAAAGCAACATATACTATATCAGATTATGTTTCAGGCGGATTAGCTTTAGTGAATGGTAATGTTTCAATACCTTCAACAAACGGAACTCATACAATAACATTTACAGGTCAATCTTCATTTAGTGTAAAAAGAACAGGTGTTGCAACTACTTTAAAAATAGACAATGTCTCAGTAAAAGAAGTTTTAGTAGGGATTATAGATGGTGCAACTTATGTAAAACAAGAGCCTAGGATACTACAATTAGGTTTGCTTGACTATTCAATTAGTACTCCTTTATCGGATGAGGTTACTTTAGTAGCAAACCCAAACAATCCAAGTCAAGATATTTTAGGAACTTCTGTAAGATTAAGAGAAAACTCGTTTAATATATATGCAAGTGGTTATGCTGAGGTGGCTGATGCCAATTCGCTCGACTTCGGTACAGGAAATTTTACTATTGAAACTTGGGTTAAGGCTAGTTACTTATCTCAAGGTAGTAGTTTAAATTCTATAATCGCTTTAGGAGGACGCATGACAGATGCAGGTTCTGCAGGTATTGGAGTTTTTAATAATACTAGTAAATTAGCCGGGTACGTTGGTAGTCTACCTTTCTACTCAAACGATGTATTTAATTCAGGTGATTGGTATCACGTAGTTATTACTAGAGATTCAGGGCTATGCTCTATGTACGTTGATTCTGTAGCTCAGACTGAAACAAGAACAACTAATGCTAATATTACGAATAGTCTAGTAAAGTATATAGGTAGAGATTCATTATCTACTAGATTTTACAGTAACCTAATAGGCGAATCAAGACTATATAACAGAGCTTTAACTCAGTCTGAAGTTAAACAGAATTTTAATGTTGGAAAAGCTTCACATTCAAATAGCTCATCATTTAGCGGTGATTTTGGAAGTGATTTTGGAGGATAAAAATAAATAAACAAAAATGGCAAAAGAAGATTTCAGAGCAACAGACATAAAAGACTCTTACAAGTTAAAAGTTAGAAGTCAATCATTAACTAAGGTTGATGTTTCTTCTGATGAAAAAAGAGCTAGAGCAGAGCTTCTTGATATTATTGAAGAGATATTTCAAAGTACAGGAGAGGGTGATATAACTGCACAAAGCTTAAGAGCTTTTTGCCATATACTTGTAAAGTCAGTTTCAAATACAACTGACGACAACGCTCCTGTTTCAATAGATAATACAACAACAGTTTCTAGTCTACCAACAAGAGTGCCTAGAGATGCGGGTTTTTTATGGAACGATAGAGGAACAGTTAAAATATCGTAAATATGAGAGGAAATGTATTTCTGTGTTTAGATAACACAACATTCAATAAGCTAATCCCAAACGAATTGGTAGGTACTTACGGAATACCTGAGTACGATGAAGAGGGTGTTCAAAACGGTGTAACACATCCAACCTTTAAAGAGCTTGGAGAATACAATCGTAGAAAATTTGGTATAAATCCTATGGTAAAAATAGGCAAATCTAAGTTTTATATTATTCAACTCGAAGCTAGTTGGCTTAATGGTGAATTGAGTTCTTTACTTAACCTTGGAAAGAATAAAGCTTATCCTAAAAACTCCTTAATGACACGTACAGAAGCGGCTAAATTTATTCAAGATAATGATGTGGACAACGACAGCAACATTTAACGGTGCAAATATAAAGTACGTATGGACAGCAAAAGAAAAGCATCAGCTATAAAAAACTCAGGTGTCTCAGGTCTTAATAAGCCAAAGAGAACTCCTAGCCATCCAAAGAAATCGCATATTGTAGTAACCAATTGTAAAGGTAAGATAAAGACAATACGATTTGGTGAGCAGGGTGCGAGTACAGCCGGGGCTCCTAAGAAAGGTGAGGGCTCAAAGATGAGCGCAAAGAGACGTTCGTTCAAGGCACGTCATGCAAAGAATATAGCTAAAGGTAAATGTTCTGCTGCGTATTGGGCAGACAAAACAAAATGGTAATTATGAAGAAGGTAGTTAGACAGTGGTTAGAAGCAATGCTAAGCATAGTGAAAGATGGATAAAGACGTAATTAAAAACCTAGCAGTAAACGGTGCGGCTATAGGAATGAGCTTTACACAGTTAGAGCAAGCTTTAAGGTTAGCAGCTTTAATTATAGGTCTTGCTTACACTATATATAATTTTCACGTAGCATACAAGAAGAATGAGGGTAAGTAAAAACTTTTTATTATCTGAGTTTACAAATAGTAGTACAGCTAAAAGATTAGATATAGATAATGAGCCGACTAAAAAACACTTACGTAACTTGCAACGTACTGTTGATTTTCTTTTACAGCCTCTTCGTGACGCTGTTGGTCCTATCAGGATTAGTAGTGGTTATCGCAACCCGTCGCTCAATCGTGCTATTGGTGGCAGTCGTTCTTCGCAGCACTGCAAAGGTGAGGCATTGGACCTGCAGTTTTGGGAGATGGGGGAGATGAACAATAAGGCTATATACGATTGGATTTTAGATTCAGGCATAGAGTTTGACCAAATGATAAACGAGTTTGATTTTTCTTGGATACATGTATCTTTAGTAAAGAAAGGAAATAGAATGCAGGTACTTGAGGCGTTTAAAGACGAGGACGGTGACACTAAATACAGGTACGCAGATGTTTAAAAACATAATAGGAAAACTTATAGGTCAAGCATCAGAGATTATTGACGAGGTAGTTACAACGGATGAGGAAAGAGAGCAGCTTAAGAAACAGTTTAAAGAGGTTGTACAGAATCACGAAAGGGATATGTACGCTCTTGAAGTTGAGGATAGAAAAAGTGCGAGAGGACTTTTCAAAGACGATAGTTATATACAGAAGATACTAGCTATAATATTTACATCGGCTTATTTCTTTTTATCGTATACTATGTTCGAGTATTTTGTAATGAACACTATACAGTTATCTGATTACGAGATAGGTTTTATAAGTACTGTGTTTGGAGCTATGTCAAGTAAAGTAAACACTATTGTTGACTTTTTCTTTGGTGGTTCATCTAAGAAATAATTCCCTATATTTGTAGGAAACTAAATCTAATCAAATGGCAAATTTAACAAGCGAGGAGCTAGATACTCTTCAAGGTTCATTAAAAGAATTTAATAAGTGCAAGATGCAACTAGGTGAAACAGTCCTACAGCAACAGGCTCTTATGAGTAAGATGGCGGGTCTTCGTGAGGAGTCTGCTGAGCAAGAGAGAAAGTTAATAGATAAATACGGTAAGGACTCTGTCATCAACATTGAGACGGGGGAGATAAAGCCACCTGAAGAAAAATAAGCTATGCCAAAGATAAGTTCGTATACAACAACAGCACCTGCGTTAACAGACAAGTTAATAGGTACAGACACTAATGATAACTCTGCTACTAAGAATTTTACTATATCAGATGTTTTATTATTAAGCCCAAGCTCTAACGCTTTTACGTTATCTTTAGATGCAGCAACTGATGCTGTACAATTGGGTTTAGGATATAATACTCCTTTAGATGTTTCATTTGGGGCAGCACAAACTAATACTGACGTAAGTCTTAGTGCTTCAAATGAAATTATTTTTAATACAGCAGGTGATTACCTTGTAGAGTTAAATTTATCAGGTGGAATTTTAAACCCTTCAGGCGCAGGTGAAACGGGAGCTATATATTACGGTGTTTTTGTAGGAGGAGTTCAAATAAATTACACTCAAGTTAATAGAGTAATATATACGGCAGGTACAACTGCATCTGACCTTGATACATTAAATAACACATTTTTGTATCAGGCAAGTGCATCAGATGTAATGCAGGTTAAAGCAGAGTGTCCTACCAACTTTGGACTTAGTAGTTTTGGTTCAGGCATAACACTTAATTTGGGACCTTCTGCACAAATAAGAATTTCAAAAGCTCATTAAAATGGATATTCGTAAAATATCTGTAGGTCCGGACTACAAGTCAGGTGCGATGCACTACATTGTAGGTCAAGATATTCTAGGAGCGTCACACAAGATACATTTAATTCAGTACGATAGAGAAATCTTATCTTATAAGATTTGGATTCAGCGTGAGGATGTTATAGTTTTGTGGAAGGAGTTCAACTCTAATATTCCAATTTCAATCGAATACAATATAAACTTCTAGTATGAGCAACGAAAAAGCAGAAGCTTTAAAAAAGCAAGCTGAAGAGGCTGCAAGGAACACTTGGGATTCTTGGATAGTAGACCTTGAAGAACAAGACCAACCCGAAACGTGCAATATAGACGATGAGGATTGTGAAGCTTGTGGCTCTTAATGAAGTCCCCTTTTAATTTTATAGTAAGACCTATTGAGGGTAAGCGATATAATAACACCAAGACTATCGGTGGTATGGAATTTATCGTTAACACCTCAGAGGAAGAGCATAAGTTCTCTAATAGGCAAGCTACAGTAGTTGAGACTCCTGTAGGGTATGACGGTCCTATAAACATAGGAGCTACCATATTGGTACACCATAACGTGTTTAAGTTTTATAACGATATTAAGGGTAACCGAAAGAGTGGTAAGAGTTTCTTTAAGGAGGATTTATTCTTTGTAGATAACGACCAATTTTATTTATATAAGCAAGACGGTAAATGGAATAGTCACGACAGGTTTTGTTTTGTTAAACCTATAGATGTACTAGATAGTTTTATTGATAAGTCTTGTAAGTACGAGCCACTTATGGGGGATATGGTGTATCCAAATGAGTACCTTAAATCCCAAGGGATTAATGAGGGTGATAGGATATACTTTACTCCCGATAGCGAGTATGAATTTACAGTAGATGGAGAGACTCTTTACAGGGTGTTTGACCATCAGGTAACTATGAAGGCTTAATGTTTGGTTTAATTGACAACGTGCTATCTAATCCTAAAGATTATGTGAGAGAAGTTTTAAGTAACTCTTTTGTAGATGTTTCTGATGGGGTTAGTATATTTAAAGGTATACAGCCTAGAGATAATGATGAGTTTGAAAAAAAAGTATTAAGTATATTTAAAAGTTATAAAGTAGCTTTTAATTTTATCCGTCAATCATCGTACTTACAAGGGGAACCAAACTATTTACATACTGATGAGATGATGGGTGATGTTACGGTTCTTTTTTACTTAAATGAAAATTACCCTGAAGGTGCAGGAACAACAGTCTATATTCCTGATGGTATAAAAGTTATTGATTATAAGTTTAATAGAATGTGTTGGTTCGACTCTAAAGAATTACATTCTAGAAATATAAAAGAAAACTTTGGAGTGGGTGATGAGGCGAGGTTAGTTCAAGTAATATTTTTAAAGGAAATATAATGGACTCTACAGAATTAAGAAAAGAAATAATAGAGGCAGGATATAAAGCTGTGAAGCAACTAATAAAGGTTGCTAAGGAGGAGATTATCAAGCCCGACCCTGAGGATGAGTTAGCTGCAGACAAGTTAAAGAATGCAGCAGCATCAAAGAAGTTATCTATATTTGATGCGTTTGAAATACTTAAGCGTATTGATAATGAGAAAGATAACATTAAGTTAGAGTCTCAAGGACCTAACAGAACTGATACAAAACAAGGATTTGCTGAACGAAGGTCAAAATAATTTATATCGTGTAGTTCCTGACTATATCCCTAAAGGACCGCTATCTAAAAAGAATAGCAGTCACAGTTGGTTGTATGGTTATAACGAACAATACGACTTTGTAAATATATCTAAGACCGGTCAGATTGGCGAGGTAGTTGAAATATCAGGGATAAAGATAGGTCTGCCTAAGCGACCTGAAGTCACACCTCAGAGACACCCCACAAAATCACAACAGTATTGGGAGCGTGAAGAGTTCCCTAAAGAGCTTCAAAAAATACCATCTATATTCCAATGGAACGAAATGCCTACTAACTTTAAGGATAGGTGGGTTGATTACATTGAGGCTGAGTTTGATAGGAGAGAAGAGGGCTATTGGTTTATGAATCAAGGAGACCCAACCTATATAACGGGTTCTCACTATATGTATCTTCAATGGACGAGTATTGATGTTGGTTACCCTGATTATCGAGAAGCTAACAGAATATTTTTTATTTTTTGGGAAGCGTGTAAAGCAGATAAGCGTTCGTTTGGGATGACTTACTTAAAGATTAGACGTTCAGGGTTCTCATTTATGGGTTCGTCAGAAGCTGTAAACTCAGGTACACTAGCAAAAGATTCTAGGGTAGGTATACTATCTAAGACGGGTTCGGATGCTAAGAAGATGTTCACCGACAAGGTTGTACCAATATCAAATAGGTTGCCTTTTTTCTTCAAGCCTATACAGGACGGTATGGATAAACCTAAGACTGAGTTAGCCTTTAGGATTCCTGCGTCTAAGATTACAAAGAAGAATATGCACGAAGTTGCTGCAGATGAACTTGAAGGATTAGATACAACAATAGATTGGAAAAACACGGACGATAACTCGTATGATGGTGAGAAGTTGTTACTTCTTGTACACGATGAGAGTGGTAAGTGGATTAAACCAAACAATATATTAAACAATTGGCGTGTTACTAAAACTTGTTTACGTTTAGGTAGTAAGATAATTGGTAAGTGTATGATGGGTTCAACATCAAACGCTTTATCAAAGGGTGGTAGTAACTACAAGAAGCTATACGAAGATTCAGATGTAAGTAACAGAAACGCTAACGGTCAAACCAAGAGTGGTATGTACTCTTTATTTATTCCAATGGAATGGAATATGGAAGGTTTTATAGATAGATACGGGATGCCTGTATTTCATAAACCTACTAAGGCTATTCTTGGTGTTGATGATGAGATGATTACTAACGGGGCTGTAGACTATTGGACTGCTGAGGTGGATTCACTTAAGAGTGATGCTGATGCGTTGAATGAATTTTACAGACAGTTCCCACGTACTGAGTCTCATGCATTTAGAGACGAGAGCAAATCATCGTTATTTAACCTTACTAAGATATACCAACAGATAGACTATAATGACTCAACTATAAAAGAGCACTATATTACTCAGGGTTCGTTTCATTGGAAGGATGGTCAAAAAGATTCTGAGGTTATATTTAGCCCTGACACACGGGGAAGGTTTTTGGTAAGTTGGGTTCCTAATAAGAATCTACAGAACAACGTAATAACAAAGAGAGGTATGAAGTATCCGGGTAATGAGCACATAGGTTCGTTTGGTTGCGATTCATACGACATCTCCGGTACAGTTGGTGGTAAAGGGTCTAACGGTTCTCTTCATGGGCTTACTAAGTTTAATATGGATGACGCACCTAGTAGTGAGTTCTTTTTAGAGTACATAGCTAGACCACAGACGGCTGAGATATTCTTTGAGGAGGTTCTTATGGCTTGTATATTCTATGGTATGCCAATACTTTGCGAGAACAACAAACCTAGGTTACTATACCACTTTAAGAATAGAGGGTACAGAGGGTATTCTATGAACAGACCTGATAAGCAGTTTAATAAACTATCGAAGACAGAGAAAGAACTAGGAGGTATACCTAACTCGTCTGAGGACGTTAAGCAGTCACACGCATCAGCTATTGAGTCTTATATTGAGAAACATATTGGATTGGATATGAGTGGTGCTTACAGAGATTCTGATGAAATGGGTACTATGCCTTTCCCTAAAACTCTAGAAGATTGGGCTAGGTTCGATATTAACAACAGAACTAAGTTTGATGCTTCTATAAGTTCAGGTCTAGCTATAATGGCAAACCAAAAGCATACATACCTTCCGGAGCAAAAACAGTCAAAAATTAGTATTACCTTTGGCAAGTATAACAACAAGGGGTCAATCAGTGAATTATTAAGATAGATGAAAGAGATAAATATAAATATTACGGCTGCAGGTTTTCCTAGTCAATTTGTTTCTGATGCTGAAAAAGCAACGGATGAATTTGGATTGCAGATTGGTCAAGCCATTCAGTACGAGTGGTTTAAGAAAGACTCTAGTTCGTGTAAGTTCTACGACCAACAAAGAGAGTTTAGAAGACTACGTCTATACGCAAGAGGTGAACAGTCAATTGCAAAGTATAAAAACGAATTATCTGTAGACGGTGATTTATCTTACCTTAATTTAGATTGGACGCCTGTTCCTATACTACCTAAGTTTGTGGATATCGTTGTTAACGGTATGTCTAGTAGGTTGTTCAAGGTAAATGCTTACGCTGAGGATTCTATGTCTCTATCAAAGAGGAGTAAGTATCAAGATATGATACAGGGTCAGATGGCAGCCAAGGAGGTTCTAACAACCATTCAGGATAATACAGGGATGAACCCATTTACTATGGACCCAAGTGACTTGCCTGAGAATGACGAGGAACTTTCTTTGTATATGAATTTAAAATATAAGCCCGCAATTGAAATAGCTGAGGAAGAGGCTATTAACACATTGTTTGCTTCAAATAAATATGTAGACCTACGTAAAAGATTTGATTATGACCTTACTGTACTAGGGATTGGTGTAGCAAAACACGAGTTTCTTCCGGGTTCAGGCGTTAAAATTAATTATGTAGACCCTGCAAATGTAGTGTATAGCTACACAGAGGACCCTCACTTTAAGGATTGCTTTTATTGGGGAGAGATTAAGACCTTACCTATAATAGAGTTAATGAAGATTGATCCTTCATTGACTAACGAAGACCTAGAGCAAATATCAAAGTACAGTCAGAGTTGGTATGACTACTATAACTCTGCTCAGATGTTTCAAGATAATATATTTTCTAGAGACTCAGCTACGATATTGTACTTTAACTACAAGACCACAAAGAAGATTGTATACAAGAAAAAGATATACGATAACGGTGGCTCTAAGATGATTGAGAAGGATGACCAATTCAACCCCCCTGAAGATATGATGGAGGAAGGTAACTTCGAGAAGGTTGAGAAAACTATTGATGTGTGGTACGATGGCGTTATGGTTATGGGTACTAACATTATACTTAAGTGGGAGTTAGCTGAGAATATGGTTCGTCCTAAGTCAGCTAGTCAACACGCTATACCGAATTACGTGGCGGTTGCACCAAGAATGTATAAGGGCGTTATTGAGTCTTTAGTTAGAAGGATGATTCCTTTTGCTGATTTAATTCAGATGACCCATTTAAAGTTACAGCAAGTTATATCTAAGGTTGTTCCGGACGGTGTATTTATAGATGCGGATGGATTAAACGAGGTTGATTTAGGTACAGGTCAGGCTTACAACCCTGAGGATGCTTTGAGATTGTATTTCCAAACAGGTAGTGTAATTGGTAGAAGCTATACACAAGAGGGTGATTACAATCAAGGCAAGGTTCCTATTACACAGTTAACGTCAAGTTCAGGGGCTAGTAAGACTCAGATGCTTATCGGTAACTATAACCATTACTTAGGTATGATACGTGCTGTAACAGGCTTAAATGAAGCGAGGGACGGCTCTAGTCCTGACCCTAATTCTTTGGTTGGTGTACAAAAGTTAGCGGCACTTAACTCTAACACAGCTACAAGGCACATACTAGACGCTAGTTTATTTATATATAGAAGTTTAGCTGAGGCTTTAACGTACAGAATATCTGACGTTTTAGAGTACGCCGACTTTAAGGATGAGTTTGCTAATCAGATAGGAAAGTACAACGTATCTATATTACAGGATGTAAACGACTTGTACATATATGACTTCGGTATCTTTATCGAAGTGTCACCTGACGAAGAGGAGAAAGCACAGTTAGAACAGAACATTCAAATGGCTCTTTCTAAGGGTGATATAAACCTTGAGGATGCAATTGATATTAGAGAACTTAGAAATCTTAAGGTTGCTAATCAGTTACTTAAAGTTAAACGTGTTAAGAAGCAGGAGCGAGATGAGAAGATGGCTATGCAGAAGCAGGCTATCACAGCTCAGCAGCAGATTAAATCTCAACAACTTGCAGCTCAGACAGCTATGCAGAAGATACAGGCTGAGACTCAAGCCAAGATGCAGATTAAGCAAGCAGAGGTTGCGTTTGATATTGAGAAGATGAACAACGAGGCTCAGTTAAAGGCTGTGCTTATGGATAAGGAATTTGAATTTAATATGCGTCTTAGAGATATATCTGAGAATGCACTACAGGGTAGAGAGACTCAGCGTGAGGATGCTAAGAGTGCACGTATAAGTCAGCAGAACACAGAGCAGAGTAAGTTAATAACTCAGAGAAAAAATAACCTACCTCCTCAGACGTTTGAATCTAACGAGGATAGCTTAGATGGTTTTGATTTATCTGAATTTTCACCTAGATAGATATGGCAACAAAAGGAAGAACAAAAGGAAATAAGATATGCCCTGCAGGAATATCTTGGGCTAAAAGAACATTCGATAGATACCCATCAGCGTATGCGAATATGGCTGCGAGTAAATATTGCAAAGACCCTAACTACGCTAAAGGCTCAAAAAAATAAAACTATGGCATTCAAGATACATATGATGTACAAAGGTGAGCAATCTATTAAAGCCCTTACAAATAAAGACCACTTGTCTTTAAAGAAAAGAGGATTCTCACATACAAAACCTAAAAAAAATAAAGTAAACAAACCCAAACCAAAGTATTAATGGGTGAGTTAAAAAAGTGGAGAGACGAGAAGTGGGTACGTATTGGAGTTGATGGTTCTATTAAGGGAGCCTGCGGTACTAGTAAGGATAAGAAGAACCCTGACAGATGTTTACCGTTAGCTAAGGCTAATAGTATGTCTAAATCTGAGAGAGCTGCCACAGCTAAAAAGAAAAAGAAAAGCGGAAGGACTAAGCAGTTTGTGTCTAATACCAAGGCAGGCAAGGTCACGTCTAGGTATACTTAAATCGTATTAATTAATTGTTTAACTTTGCATAAAATCAAATCAAATGGATATTAAAGTAAGAGCACTCGATGATGTAGAAGTAAAATCTACAGCACAAGTTGAAGAAGAGTTACTTCAAAAGCACGAAGAGCAATTCGAAGAAAAGGTTGTAGTCGAGCAACCACAAGAAGAGGTACAAGGTTTAACCGAAGACCAAGTTCTTTCACATATTAAAGAAAGATACAATAAGGAGTTTACATCAGTAGATGACATCTTTGCAGAGCGTGAGGCTCAAGAAGAATTACCTGAGGATGTTGCTGCTTATTTTAAGTATAAAAAAGAAACAGGTCGTGGAATTAATGATTACGTTAAATTACAACGTGATTTTGATGAAGCAAACCCTGATACTTTGCTACGAGATTACCTTAAGACTACGGAGACAGCTCTTGACGATGACGACATAGATTCGTTAATGGATGAGTACTCCTACGATGAGGACTTGGATGACGAGTCAGACATTAAGAAAATCAAAGTAGCAAAGAAAAAAGCTATTGCTAAAGCGAAGAACTATTTCGAAAAGGAAAAAGAGATGTACAAGCAACCCCTTGAGTCAAGGTCGGATGCTATCCCTGAAGCCGATAAGGAACAGTACGAAACATATAAGCAATATTTAAGTGAGGCTGCAACGCAGCAAGAGGAGACTAAACGAAAGTCTGAGTGGTTCACACAGAAGACTGACGAAGTTTTTAACAATAATTTCAAAGGTTTTGATTTCAATATTGGAGAAGACAAAGTTACGTATAGTCCCGGTAATGCAGAAGACACTAAGAAGGCACATCTATCACCTATGAACTTTGTTAACAAGTACTTAGATGATAAAGGTCTTATGAAGGACGCTGCGGGTTACCATAAAGCGTTAGCAGTTGCAATGAACCCTGAGAAGTTTGCTCAGTATTTTTATGAGCAGGGTAAGTCGAATGCAACAGAGGATGTTATGAGGAAGACTAAGAACATTAATATGACAACTCGTAACACACCTGAAGTATCGTCTAAATCAGGAACACAGTTTAAGTCTTTAAATAACGACTCAGGTCGTGGTTTAAAGATTAGAAGTATTAAAAGAAAATAAATTTAAAAACTAGAAAAAATGGCAGGAGCTATTACAGGAAACGGATTTGACTTACAGCCAAGTTCGGAACAGGTTGCTTTAAGTAGCAACTATATTACAAATTTTGATTTCTTAAATCAGTATCTACCTGATACTTACGAGAAAGAATTTGAGCGTTATGGTAATCGTACCGTAGCATCTTTTTTACGTTTAGTTGGTGCAGAGATGCCTTCTAACTCTGACCTTATTAAATGGGCAGAGCAAGGACGTTTACATACTAAGTATACAAAAGTAACTTGTGCAGTAGGAGCTGCTGCGACAGCAGTATGGACTATTGGTGATACTTTAATACCGGGTGGTGGAAGTATTGCAGTTCGTGTTGGTCAAACAGTTATGTTGACTAGAAACACAGGTGGTGCTAATCTTAAAGCTTTAGTTACGGTAGTAGATACAGCAGCAGGTACAGTTACTCTTGCTTACTATGGAGCAAACCATACAGGTGTAGCTGCAGAAGAATACACAATGTTTATCTACGGTTCAGAATTTAAGAAAGGAAGTCCGGGAATGGAAGGTTCTTTAGAGGCTGATGACGTATTCTTTGAGAATAAACCAATTATCCTTAAAGACCGTTACGCAGTATCGGGTTCTGATATGGCTCAAATTGGATGGGTTGAAGTTCAAACTGAGAATGGTGCGACAGGATACCTTTGGTACTTAAAGTCAGAGCACGAGACTCGTTTACGTTTTGATGATTACTTAGAGACAGCTATGTTGGAAGCAGTTCCTGCAATAGTAGGTTCAGGTGCATCAGCAGCGATAGGGAATGGCACGGGAGTAGCAAATGCTCCAACAGGCGCAGGTTCAGAAGGTGTATTCTATGTTGTAAACAACAGAGGTAATGTATGGTCAGGTGGTAACCCGAATGTATTGGGTGACTTTGATTCAATCATTCAACGTCTTGATAAGCAAGGTGCGATTGAGGAGAATGTAATCTTCGTTGACCGACAGTTTGGATTTGATATAGATGATATGTTAGCAGCACAAAACTCTTACGGAGCAGGTGGTACTTCATACGGTCTATTTGACAATGACGAAGAGATGGCATTGAACTTAGGATTCACAGGATTCCGTAGAGGTTATGACTTCTACAAGTCTGATTGGAAGTACTTAAATGACCCAACTATGCGTGGTGGTTTACCACAAGGTTCAGGTTCAGGTAGAATCAATGGACTTTTAGTTCCTGCAGGTTCAACATCTGTATATGACCAAATCTTAGGTAAGAACGCTAAGCGTCCTTTCTTACACGTTCGTTACAGAGCTTCAGAGACTGAAGACAGACGTTACAAGACTTGGATTACAGGTTCAGCAGGTGGTGCACAGACTTCATCTTTAGATGCAATGGAGGTTAACTTCTTGTCAGAAAGAGCAGTATGTACATTAGGTGCAAATAACTTCTTCATATTCGAAGAATAGTTTATTGATATTAGGAGTCCGTGTAAGCGGACTCCTTTTATTTTTTTTAAATTCAAATTAAATTCAAATGAAAAACAAAGTAGAGTACGTAGATAAGCAGTATAAATTACTAGGAGAAGAATCTCCTTTATCTTTTATGCTTGCATCAAGAAATTCAAGAAGATTTCCATTACTATGGTTTGATGAGGAGAAGGGAGAACAAAGAGCACTTCGATACGCAAGAAACCAACAGAGTCCGTTTGAGGACGAGCAAGACGGAAACGCAATACTAGAACCAATCGTATTTGAGGATGGGTTCTTATCGGTTCCAAAAAATAATCAATCATTACAAAAATTTTTAGACTTACACCCTGCAAAGGATGTTAAGTATTCTGTTATAGATAAGGCTAAGGAAGCTAGTGAGATAGTTAAAGACCTTAACACTGAGGTGGATGCTTTAATAGCAGCACGTGAGCTTACAATAGACCAAGTAGAAGCTATCACTCGTGTAGCGTTTGGGACTGACCCAAGTTCGGTAACTTCAACAGAGTTACGTAGAGACATTCTTTTGTTTGCTCAAGCAGAGCCACAAGGTTTTCTTAATATACTAGGAGATTCTACTCTTATGATTGACTCATTAGTTCAGTCATTCTTTGATAAGAGTATCTTAACCTTTAGAAAGAATAAGAAGGAAGTATTCTTTAATACTCCGACTAACAAGAAGCGGATGCTATCTATTCCGTTTGGAGAGGACCCACTGTATGTGGTATCGTCTTACCTTCAGAGTGATGAGGGTATTGAGATTCTAGAGTTTCTAGAGAAAGTCGCAGAGACTAAGTAGTAAAATAAGGAGGCTGAAAAGCTTCCTTTTTTTTTGCTATATTTGTAATATTATTAATCATCTAATTTTTTAACGATGGAAAAATATTTAAAAATACCTGCATCTACAAGAACTCAACTAGTCTCTTGTTCAAATGTAGCCCACGTTGCATCTTCAACTGCAACAGCAACTTCAACTAGAGTAGATTACACTGACGGTACAACTGCGACCATAACTCACGCTGCGGCAGTTGCTTTTGATGTAAGAGATGCTTTATCTGCTGCTATGATAGCAGCAAGACAAACTTCTTGGACTCAAGTAGAATTTTTAGTAGATATGCCAAAAGTGGCATCAGCAATAACATTAGTATAAACTTACGGAAATGGAAAAATTTATAAAATTAGCTGTTACAGGCTCAGGGATTGAGACATTAAGTTTGTCTAATGTAAAAATGATTATTGGTAACGGAACTACAAGTACAGTTGTTCATTATCTTGGTGGAGCAAAAGCTACTTTAACTACTCTTACTGATGCTTCTTTTTTATTAGAGAGTCAACTACAGAACGCTATGGTTAATTTATATCAAAAGGCGTGGACAAATAATCAAGATGCTATTACACCGGCTGTAGCAGTATCTGCAATCGCAGTAACATAAGCTTATGGCAAAGTATTTAGGAATACCCATAGCATTAACAAGCGGGACTAGTGATGGTACTACAACACCGTCCTTAACATTGAAGGATACTACAGCAAATGTATTCGATGGTATTAAGGTAGGTGATATTGTTGTAAATACTTCGACAATGGCTCAGGCTACTGTTACTAGTATTGAAAACATTTCAATTGGTATATTAAGTGTATCTAGTAGTATATTCTTAGTTGTATCTCAAGGGTACTCAATATTCTCTCCTAACGATGATACTCGTGGAAACGTGTTGATGTCTATAGAGGGGTATATTGTAGCTAGAGATATTGCAGGAAGCCTTAGTGTTGATTTTTCACACGGATTTAGTGCTAACACGCAACAGTACACTCCAATAGGAACTCCTGTTACAGATTCCTTTTTAACTAAACTATATCTACGTTGGTTAGAGAGGTTGTTAGTAACTAACGCTACTAGTAACCGATTAGATATACCACTAAATGAGTTTTTTAATAACTCTAGTAATGTTCCTTATTATATTAAAACTATAACACTTACTTAATATGGCAAAGTTTTTAAAATTTAAAGCTTCTCAAACAAGCGAAGGTGAAAGAGATTTATTGGTAGGTATAGATAACTTAGCAGCTATTGAAATTGGTGTAAGTAGTATTACATTAACTTATGGTAAGTCTGCTGCCCCAAACTCTGATGTTTTAAATTTATTTTTTACAGGAAGTAATCAAACTTTTCCTCAACAAATGAGGAACTTTTTTCAAGATAAAATGATACAGGCACAGAATGCAAATGCAACGTCTCTTGTTCTTGATATAACTCCTCCTATAGAGATAACAAACTACTATGTAAATTAGTAGCATTATAATTAAACTACTAAAGAGCCTTTTTATAGGGCTCTTTTTTTTTGCGTATATTTGTGAAAAGATTTTAAGATGATAGATGCAGTAAGAAATACGGTCCTTGCTATACTTAATAAGAATAACTACGGATACCTTTCCCCATCAGACTTTAACTTGTACGCACAACAAGCTCAGTTAGAGATATTTGAGGATTACTTTTACCAATACAATACACAGCTTAACCTAGAGAATGCTCGTAGGTCAGGTACTGATTACGCTAACTTATCCAAGGGTATACTTGAGGTGATTGACTTGTTTTCAAAGACAGCTCCATTAGTTCAGACGGCAGCCGCAGATAATACCTACACAATGCCATCTGATTATTATTTAATGAATAGGGTTATGTATAATGGTTTAGAGGTAGAGCGTGTTAATCAAGGTAAGATTTCTATGCTTTTAAACTCTATGATTACAGCACCAAGTAAAGAATTTCCTGCTTATACTACTGAAGGGTCTATAATGACTGCGTACCCTACTACAATAACAGGAGCTAGTGATATATCAGCTCAGTACGTGCGGTATCCACTAACACCTAAATGGACTTACTTTGCAGCACTAAGCTCGCAAGCACCTGTATTAAATCAATCAGCAGTAGATTACCAAGACTTTGAGCTACCGCTTGATAATTTAAACGACTTGGTTATAAAGATATGTCTATACGCAGGCGTAGAGATACGTGAATCAGCGGTGGTACAGTTTGCGCAGGTAGAAGAACAACAAAATAACACACAACAATAATGGCATATATATCTCAGTATCAGTACTATGAAAACTCAGGAGCAAATCCTGAAGATGCTAATTGGGGTTCGTACCAATACGTTAGCTTGAAGGATATAGTTAACAACTTTATGTTAATGTACCAAGGTAACCACTCTTTAATAAATAACGAAGAGCGTTATAAGATTCTGTTTCACGCTAAACGTGCAGTTCAGGAGCTTAACTACGATGCGTTTAAAGAGATTAAAGCGTTAGAGCTAACAGTAAACGATGCGGTTCGATTTATATTGCCGTCAGACTACGTTAATTGGGTTCGTATATCTTTGTTTGAGAATGGTGTACTAAGACCAATGACAGAGAATATTCAACTTACTTCGGCACAAGCTTATCTTCAGGACAATAATTTAAATATATTGTTTGATGAATCGGGAAGCGTATTAAAGCCTGAATTCTCACCAATTGATGTTGCACGTATAAAAGGAACTAAGAAGAGTATATACTTAAACAGCAATAGTGCGTATAATAACGCAGAAGGTTACTGCTGTGATGGTAATTGGTTCTTTGATTTTGCTATAGGAGCTCGCTACGGGCTTAACACGGAGACAGCTAACGCTAACCCTACCTTTAGGATAGATGCTAAGGCAGGCGTTATTAATTTTGATTCTACAATGTCAGGCAAGAGTGTGATAGTAGAGTACGTATCTGATGGTATGGAGGGTGGTGATAATTCTCTTATAACAGTTAATAAATTGTTTGAGGAGTACGTTTACGCATACATACAATACTCTATATTAGATAGTAAGTTAGGAGTTCAGGAGTACGTTGTGAATAGAGCCAAGAAAAAGAAGGCTGCTCTTTTACGTAACGCAAAGATAAGAATTAGTAATATTCATCCGGGTAGATTGCTTATGAATCTAAGAGGACAAAACAAGTGGATTAAGTAGTATGGCTAATAGTAAAAGAAATTTTATAGCGGGTAAGATGAATAAGTCTCTTGATGAGAGACTTGTGCCTAACGGTCAGTACATTGATGCGTTAAATGTACGCCTTGGGTCTACCGAGGATTCAGAGATTGGTTCTGTTGAAAACTCAAAAGGTAATGAGCTTTTAACAACTGTAAACTTGGGTGTATTTGGTACTACTGAATATGACTTAAGTAATGATGCTAGGTGTATAGGTGCTTTTGAAGACGGGGCTAACGAGACTATATATTGGTTTATACACGATAGCAATCAACCTCTTGTATCTACAGGTAAGGCTGATTTGATAGTATCATTTAATACTAAGACTAGAGCTTCAGAATACCACGTTGTAAGTTTTAAAAACGCTGAGGATGTTACTAATACCACTTTAAATTTTAACCCTACTTATTTAATTACAGAGGTTAATAAGGTGGGTAACTTATTATTTTTTACAGATAATTATAATCCTCCTAGAAAAATAAACGTAAATAAAAGTTACGCTTATCCCGCAGGTTTAGCGGACAGCGACTTATTTTCTTCTGATGATTTATTAGTAATAGTTAAGCCACCACATCAAGCACCTTTAGTTACAGGTATTAATAATGGGGGTAGTGATTCTTTTTTAGAGAATGAGTTTTTATGCTTTGGTTATAGGTATAAGTATGAGGACAATGAGTACTCTGCTACGTCTATATTTACAAATCCCGTATTTAACACCAAGCCTTTTAATTTATCTGTTGAGACAAACCTTAACGAAGGTATGGTTAACTCATTTAATAACGCTACAATATTATTTAATTCAGGAAATAAAAGAGTTACTGAAATAGAAATATTATTTAAAGATTCAGATTCTTCACAGATAAAAATCATTGAGTCACTTAATAAAATAGAATTAGGTTATTTAAATAATGAGTTGTACAACTATTCATTTACTGACAATAAAATATTTACAATATTATCAAGTGGTGAAATATTAAGGTTGTATGATAACGTACCATTATTGTCTAAGACACAAACGCTTATGGGTAACCGTATTATGTACGGTAACTATGTAGATGGTTATGATTTAAATAGAGATGGAGTAAATACTAGGTTAGATTATTTTACTGAACTAGAACAAAACGACCTTGGTATTACAGAGATAACAGGTGAGAGTGTATCTAACAAAACATATACTATAGATGGCTCAGTAACTTCAGAAGGTAAAATTCAAATACCTTTATTAGATATAGATACTGATTTAAAGACAGGCTCTATATTAAGTTTTAGTTTTAGGGTTAGTGGGTCTCAATTTTCAGGAACCCCAAGTCCGGACCCATCCACTTCCAATCAAAATATAGACATGGGGTTTAGCTATACTTTACCTCAAAACTTTAGCAGTATTACGGAGTTAATTGAAAGTAATGATTTTCAATCTAAGATTGGTAAGCCTTCAAATATAAAGACATCTTCAGCTACATTTTGCCTTGGGACAACATTTACTGATACATTTAATTGCTCGTTATTAGCTTCTTTAGAAAACAATGGAGCAGAGCCTTATGTTAAATATAAAAGTGGAATAACAGCTGTAGACCAACCAATATTAGCCGCAGTTATTAATGATACAACTTTAGAAATAACTATTGTTGCAATGTCTTATACTTCAGAACCAAGCAATCCACTACCTGTTAACACAGTGTATGAGTATTATAAAGTAACTAACGTAGAAACTTTTTTTCAGGCAATAAGTAGCCCTCAAAGCTTGCATAGTAATAGAGGTTACGAAGTTGGTATAGTGTATATGGATGACTTTAATAGAGCTACAACAGCTTTAGTTAGCCCTAACAATACAATAAGAATACCTTGCGCAGCAAGCGTTACACAAAACAAAATAAAATTAACAATACCAATACCTCAACTTGCACCTTCTTTTGCCACTAGATATAAGTTCGTTATAAAACCTGATGCTGAGAATTACGAGACTATATACACTAGATTTTATTTTACTGACCCATCTGATAGCCATACTTACTTTTTATTAGAAGGTGAGAATATAGCTAAAGTTGAGGAAGGAGATGTGTATACTGTTAAAAAAGATTCAGCAGGTCCTTTACCTAGTTGTGTGTCTGCTACAGTACTAGAGAAAAAAGCTCAAAGCGATACATTTATATCAGGTGTAGATACTCCGTCAGGCGTTTACATGAAGATGTTGGCTAATAATTTTTCTACAGCTACATCTGTAGACTCAGCAATACTACCCGGTCAAAAACATGCTGAAGAAAATTCAGGAGGAGATAATGTATTTCTTTCGTATACGGGTTTTGGCTCTTTTGATGGTGGTACGTATACAGCATACGATATACCTGCAGGCTCTAGGATTACAATAAATTTTGATTTTTACAGAAATAAACGTGGAAATAGATGTGAATACAGAAGCTATAAGTTAAAAAAAGAATTTACATCACCTGCTTCTTATCCTAATATTATTGAATGGTGGAACGATGAGAATATAGGCGACATCATTGACACAGGAGAAAGGACTCCTTCAGATGTTAATAATTTTTATGATAGTGAATTACAAACTAATGTTAATTCATTTAAAAATCAAGCTTCATTTACTACAAATAGATACCAATGGTTTAAAGATACAGTCAATAATGAGCTAAAATTCTTAATGTCAGGTACAGAGTCTTGTTCGGGAAGCGGTAGTGATGCTCAGATAAGAGCTACTTTTGAAATATTTAGAGCTAACGAAATAATGGCATTTGAAACAGAGCCATCTGAATCATTACCTGATGTATGGTACGAAGGTCAAGATTCTTACCCAATAGACAAGACAACGGGACACCATTTAGATGGTGGTAATTTTGCTAGTCCTTTTGACCAAGCACAGACTGCCACACAACCTGCTAAACTTTTTTTAAACTTTGCAAATTGTTACACGTTTGGTAATGGTGTTGAAAGCTATACAATAAGGGACTCTATAAAAGGAAAGGCTATGTCTTTAGGTAATAGAGTAACTACTGTTTCAGAGCAAGATTACAAGAAAGCGTATAGAAATAGTGACATTACTTACAGTGGTATTTATAATGACGAGACTAACTTAAATAGGCTTAATGAATTTAATTTAGGGTTATTAAATTTTAAATCTGTAGAAGCTTCTTTTGGTCCTATAAATAAAATGTTTGCTCGTAAGACTGATATACTTGTACTTCAAGAGGATAAGATTTCATATGTATTAACGGGTAAGAACTTATTATCAGATGCTTCAGGAGGTAATGTGCTTACATCAGTACCCGAAGTATTAGGATTACAGGTTGCTAGGACTGAGGATTTTGGTATTAGTGATAATACGGAAAGTTTTGTAGCATACGGAGTTGATAAGTTTTTTACTGACGCTAAGAGAGGTGCTTTACTGCAGCTTAAAGGTAGTAATGATTCAAGAGAGCAACTTAACGTTATATCAGAGTACGGTATGCGTAGTTGGTTTAGAGATTTATTTAAAGATAGCTTTAATACACAGAAGTTAGGTAGTTACGACCCGTATATGAATGAGTATGTTTTATCTAGTAATGATGTGTTATTACCATCCACAGTGGATTGCATACCCTGCGGTCAGAGACAGTCTTTTATTTTAAAAGAAAATAGTATTAGCTATTGCGTTGAAGCTCCTTTAGCAATTGGTGATATCAATATAAATACTGAAGTACCTGTTGCAACTCCTGTAAATCTTACTGTAAGTTGGGATGGTATTGAGCAGATTAATCAAACAATATTTGGTTTAGGAGTAAATACTTTCTTTAAAAACAAACAGACTCCATCTAAGTATAACGTAACTTTAACTAAGATTGGAGGTCTTGATGCTGACTTTAATATTACTTCTAACTGCCCTGTAGGGTCTCCATTAAAAGTTGTTGATATTGTTTTAACAAACAATGATGATGCTACAGAAAGTATACATCATAATTGGAGGTACTTCGGAGGTGTTAGTCAATCATCATCACCTGACCAAATTGTTAATTTTAACAATAATACTAGTGATATTGTAGGTTCTTCTTTCTACCAAATATCAGATGGTTTTCAAGGTGAGGGTGGTATACCAATAAAAGGTAATACGTTGACAATGATTTCTAATACATATTCAACTGACAACTATAGTATTGAGTCTTCAGATAGGTTTATGTATCTAGCATCTAATACTTTGTATGGTAATAACTCGACAGACTTAAGTGCAATGTTAGCTTTAATTAAAACACAAGCTCCTACCACTACTTTAATACCATCAACACAGGGGATAACTAGTTCAGCTACGTTTACAGTACCTTTAACTAGTTATGATTACTTGTATTTAGTTTGGGATTTAAGGCTTAAGCCATTGTCTTTGATATGTCAAAAAGCGGGTACTCAAATTGCCTTAAACTTACAAGCTGTTTGTTGTGATTGTGGATGCTCAGCTACAAACACACAGTATCAAATACTAAATAATAGTCAGACAACTATAACAATATCATACACAAATACAAGTGGTGGTGCAGCTAGTGAAACTCTTGCAGGAGGGTCAAGAGGTGCTAGTGTTTGTTCTCAGACATACCCTAACATAAGCCCTTCAACAAATAATGTATCTATAACAGTAACAAATTGTGATTGCAGTTAAACTATGGCAAATTTCGAAGATTTTTATATAAACGCAGATACGTTAGCAAATGCTACTGCAGTTTTTACAGACCAACAAATGACTACGTTAGCCCCTGATGGTTATTATTCAGACGGTATATCCAATAGATACCAAACATCTGCGGGTTTAGGTCCTTCTGTATCTTGCCCGGAGTGTAATGTTGATTGTGATACAGATGTTGTATTCTCTTTAACTGAAGGTTCAGGTTCACTTAGAGCTACGGTAACTACAGGAAATAGTCCGGGTGCTATTAGAGTTGTGTTAAATGGTGTGGGTTCAAGACCTGCGGGTGTTAACCTTCTTTTTGGAGGTAATAATTATAATTACTTTTCAACTGCTCTTTCTAGTAATTATCCTACACAGGTAGCTGCTCCTAACACTTCTCAAACAGGTTATTTTTGGGGTGTAGGAGGTACAGCTTTTTGTAGTTCTTGGGATAGTGGAGGAAGTAATCCTTTCTCTATTTTTTATTACAACCCTACTTTAGATGTGTGGTATGATTCAGGTACAACAACCATATCGTCTTACGCTAACCAATTATCTTCGGGCATTACTCAATACACAGCAGGAACCCTTGTAGTATACATACCCAAAGCCACTCCCGGACCTGCTTCAGTTGATGTTCAATTCGACTTGCCTTGTGGTCCGGGACCATTACTAACCATTGGCTGCCCAACCACATTACAATCAATAGCTACGTCAGGTACTCAAAATAGCCACGCTAATGCTTGTGGTTCCTCAATATCAGGACTTGCTTATATAGGACCTGTAAAATCAACAACACCGGGTGTTTTATCTATAAAAGATTGGATTTTTTCAACTAGTAATGCAAGTACATTTTATCCTGATGGTTATTATAAAGCTGCAGGTGCAGACTTAAGTGGTGTTGACCCTGCAAACAATGGCTCATTTAGAGTTCAAGACGGAGTAGTAACTGAAATACAAACTTGTTAAGATGGCTAACTACACACTTACATACAGCGAAGGGTCTAAAGGATTTCCTTCATTCTATAGCTACGTACCTGATTTTATGATTGGTATGAATAATTATCTTTACAGCTTTAAAAATGGGCAGTTATACAGGCATAACACCAACGAGACTCGCAACAGTTATTACGGAACGACTTATTCGTCTATAATTAAGACTGTTATCAATGAAAGTCCTTTAGATAATAAGTTATTTAAAACGCTTAACCTTGAGTCTACTGATGCGTGGTCTGCTGAACTACTTACAGATGTAGCGGCTCAGTCAAGCTCTATAGATAACACATCGTTTGTAAAAAAAGAAGGTAACTACTTTGCTTACGTTAGAACCAATGGTGCTACTGCAGGTGGTGCGTTAACTGAGTCTGACTTTAAGTCACGAGCTAATGGTGGTGTTGGTGAGGCTACTGCATTCACAGGTGGTGGTGGTATTGGTATAATATCTTTCGCAGTGACTATTCAGCTTAACAGTCAGATGTCTGTTGGTGATTCAATATATGCAGGGTCAGGAAGCACGCTTTCGTTTGTTGGTGTATTAACATCAACTACTGTTACCGCTACTCAAAACCAAATAAATCTAGATATATCAGGCGGGTCATATACTCCGGTAGTAGATGATTTCGTTATGTACTTCAAGGATGCACAGGCTGAATCGCTTGGTGTTATGGGGCATTACGCAGACGTAACATTAACACTTCCTAGCACAGTAACATCTGCAAGTGAGCTATTTGCTATTGAGTCGGAACTAATGAAAAGTTATCCTTAAAATTTAGTATCTTTGCCTTTAGATGAATCTAACTGCAAGACCACTTACACACGAAGATTACGACAACATCCTTAAGGGATGGTGGAAGGATTGGGGATGGGAAGCTCCTAGCAGAGACTTCTTACCTCAGGATGGTAATGGTGGTATAATAGTTTTGGATGGTGATACACCTGTATGTGCAGGATTTCTATACAACACCAACTCAAAAGTAGCTTGGGTAGATTGGATTATATCAAACAAGGAGTATAAAGAATCACGTAAAGAAGCGTTATCAATATTGATACAGACATTAACCACGGTTGCAAAGAACCTAGATAATAAGTTCGCTTATGCCTTAATAAAGCATAACGGACTTATTGGTGTTTATGAACAAGAGGGTTATACGGCAGGTGATTCATACAATAAAGAAATGATTAAAGCATTATAATATGGGAGTAATAACCGCAGCAACAGCGTTAACAATATCTGCAGGAGTTTCAGCATTAAGTGCAGGAGGTTCATTTATACAGGCAGGGAAGCAAAAAAGATTAGCTGAAGAGGCTCAGAGAGACGCTGATAAAGCATTCAAAGAAGCTCAGGCTCAGCTTGACGTGAATTACTTCGAGCAGCTTGGTATCAGTAAGTCTCCATATGAAAACCAAAGAGACGCTATAGCTCAGCAGGCAGCTCAAGCAATGGAGATTGGTCGTGAGTCACAGAGAGGTGGTGCTGCTACTGCAGGTAGGGTTTTAGCTCAGTCTAACATAGCACAGCAAAATATTACAGACCAACAGACTAAAGACTTAGAGGCTTTAAATAAATTAGGGGCTACTGAAGGTTCGAGGTTAGGAACAGAAAGAGCTAACTTATCTTTAGCACAGGCTGAGGGTGCAGGAATAGCATCAGCACAGGCACAGAATGCATCCAACCAATCTAAAGCGGCAGGAGTTCAAGGTATTGCTGATTTCGGAATGAGTATGCTTTCTAACTCTGAATTGTATAATCAGAATCCTGCCACTCCAAATCCCGGAGGCATGTTACCGACTATTATGGACCCTAATATATTTAATAACGCTCCACAAATAAACCCCATAACATCTGCGGGTCTTAACACTCAAGCAGGGAATCAACTAGTTTTACCACAAAATTCATTTAATATTTATGAACAGCCCGACGCTGTTGATATGTATGGTAACCCTATAAAATTTTAATAATGGCTAAATCATACTACGGACAAAGTAAAAGACCTGTTGTTGAAGGTATTAATTGGGGACAGATAGGTACGGACTTAACCACTAAGTTAAATGAAGAAGTTAAAAGACGTGAGGATTTAAAGGCTGAGATAGACCAAGCATCAAACGATTATCTTCGTACAGTACAAGATACTCCTCAAGGTCAGAACGTAGGAGCCAACCAAAGGATGGCTGCATTTGCAGACAATGCTTCAACATATATGCTTGACCTAGATAAGAAACTTAAAGCAGGACAGATAAGGCTTAGGGATTATAACGCTATGCGTGCTAATCTTCAGCAGGGTACTACCGATATGTTTGGTATATCTAAGAAGTTCAACGCTAACTTTGAAAACGATATGCTTAGAGCTAGTACGATAGCATCTAAGTTAGAGGTTCGTAATAACGCTAAGCTACAAGAGTTTTCAAACCCATCAGCATCTGATATAGTCATAGACCCTATAACGGGGCAGCTTTCTGTTGTAAAGATGATTGAGGTAGACGATGGTAAGGGTGGTAAGATAAGAGTACCTTCATCCGACTCAAATGATATATCATCTATATTTAGCTTACAGAATAAACAAAACCAAAAGATTGATAAGTTTGATACGAAAAAGTTTGGCGAGGATGCTGCTAAATCTTTTGACAATAGGTACTTAAAGTCTATTAACGAAGGTAATGTAGGGACTAGAGATAGTATACTTGAGAACCCTTTATTTG